TGACACAGCAGCAGCTAATGCCTTAGATGATTATGAGGAAGGTACTTGGACTCCTGCTACTTCCACAAGCGGCTATACCATAACAAATACATCGGGTTATTATACTAAAATAGGAAATATTGTTAGTCTGACTGGTCAGTTCACCATTTCTGTAGTAGGAACTAATAATGCAATTTTAAGCATTACGGGGCTTCCTTATACTTCCGCAACAGTAACTGGTTTCCATTATGTAGGTGTAGGCAGGGAGGTTCAGACAAGGGGACAGATGTATGTTACTCAAGTAAATGCAGGTCAGTCGGTTATGGGTATGAATGCGATGGACGGGGTTGTAGCAGGAGATGCCAAGGTGTTTGTAACAGACAAGTATTCATTCAATGTAACATACCGAGTTTAATTACTCCAAGTGGATTCTTGGAACGGACAAATTATTAACAACATAGGAACAAACAAATGGCTTTAAAAAAAACAGAAGTAGTAGATAAAACAGAGGTTTTAGAGAACGGTACAATTCAAATCCGTACAGCAACAAGAATTGATGAGGACGGTACATTATTATCATCATCATTTCACAGACACGTGCTTACACCAGGTCAAGACTTAACAGACCAAGACCCAAAGGTAGTAGCTATTGCTAATGCTGTATGGACACCAGAAGTAGTATCAGCGTATAACGATATGATTGCTGCTCAAGAAGCGGAGATGGCTACTGAAGCTGAGTAAAAACACCAACTTAATTAAACTTGAAGGACAGTATGACAACTAAGAAACAAGAACAGGAATCGTGGCACTTATCTAAGACTGTCAACATATCACACCTAGCCACTACAGTAGTCCTGGTAGTAGGTATGGTATCTTATATAGGCGATATAGAGAGGGCAGTAGCAGTACAACAAGCTGAGATAGTTAACATTAAAGCTAAGATGGTAGAACATAAGGGTTCTTATGATGATATGTTTAGCCGTATCGATAAGAAGCTAGATAGATTATTTGAATTATTTCACGAGAGTAAGGGATAAGTAATGTATGGTAGCAATAGAAACAATAGTTCTAATACCAGATTGCTGGCTGCTATATCCCTATCTTCTCTGCTCCTAACCTCTTGCTCTAGCCTAGAACTAAAGAACCTAGGTAAGTCAGTAGCTACTACAGGTGTTACTTATGTAATCGCTGGACCTATCCCTGCTATAGCTAACGCAGCTACTAGTATGGCATACGATGAGATAGTACCTGACAGTCCTGAGGTTACCGATATAGAGACGAAAGAACAGGCAGTGGCATACGTAGCTAAGGAGTGGAGTAAAGACCTCTTATATGGCTTCCTAGCGTTCCTGTTGGTCACTAACATAGTAGTACCTTGGTTGACTAGAAGACAAGGATATGCTAAGGCTAAAGATAAATACAAAAACACTTGACAATCTAACAAAAGTGTGATATAATCGATATCTTTATAATAAAGGTTAATAAGATGTCTAACAAGAAAGAAACAAACAACAACTCTATAACAGTAGATGAAGAAGTAATTGATATTAATTCTTTATCTGATGAGTCAAGAATGTACTTAGACCATTTAGTTGATTTAGATAAACAAGTACAACAACTAAACTTTAAACTACAACAAGTAAGAACAGCTAAGACAGCTTTCTTAACTATGTTTAAGAACAGTAAGGATATTATAAAAAAGGAATAATATATGGCAACAACAGGACTACCAGAAGAAGCTAAACCAGGTTACTACGACAGTAAAGGAGCATCTAAATCAAAAGCTGCTTATGATGTAGTAGCTGGTAATATTAAAGCACCTACAATACCTACTGGTGCAAAGCAGAAATATGAGAAAGGCACAGTGGGCACTGGGGAGATTCTTACTTCAGCTACTATGGGTGCTCCTACTTCTGTTAGTGGAAGAGCTATCTCTAAGCCTACGTTAGGAGCTGCAGATAAAGCAACTACTACAGGCATTAAAGCACCTACTGCTGTTAGAGCTTCTGGGTTTACTGCCGATACTTCAGGCAAAGCTCCTACTGCTATTGGTGAGAAAGCTACTGGATTAACTGATACGGTAGCAGCACAGACAGGTAAAGCATCTACTATGACCGCAGCTACAGATACGGGGGCTATGACAGGAGCTCTTGCTGGTAGCGTTACTGGTGCGTTATCTGCTGGTTCTAAAGCTACTGCAGCTACAGGAACTACTCCTAGTGCTGCTTTAATGTCTACACAGTATAAGAACCTTATGGCTGATGTAGATGCTGATGGTGTTCCTAAGTTTGCTAAGCCTGCGTTAGAAGCTGCTGAGGCTGTGTTAGCTGCTAGAGGTATGGGTAAGTCTACTGTAGCAAGAGAAGCTATTATGTCAGCCATATCACAGGCTGCATTACCTATTGCGTCACAGAACGCACAGACAGAGCAACAAACCTTTATGGCTAACTTGTCTAACCAACAACAAGTAGCTGTTCAGAATGCACAGGCTCAAGTGGGTATGGATATGTCCAACCTTAACTATAGTCAACAGAAAGCGTTATCAAATAGTAAGTTTATGCAAACACTACAGATGACTAACTTAGGTAATAGACAACAGTCAGCTGTACAGAATGCTTTAACTATGTCTCAGATGGACGTAGCTAACTTATCTAATGCACAGCAAGCTCAGGTAGCAAATGCTCAAGCGTTCTTACAAATGGATATGTCTAATCTATCTAACGCACAACAAGCAGCAACGCTTAACGCTCAGATGAGACAACAAGATATGTTATCTGACCAATCAGCTACTAATGCTTCAAGACAGTTTAACGCAGCTAATGCACAGCAGGTGAATACCTTTATGGCTAGCTTAGGTACTCAAGTAGAGACAAGTAACGCACAGAGAGCAGACGCTATCAGTCAGTATAACTCACAGTTATCACAACAAAGAGCTGCGTTAGATGCTGGTAATAACTTACAAGCACAACAACTTAACGCACAGATTAACTCACAGATTGACCAGTTCAACTCACAACTAAGTTTTAATCAAGACCAATTCAACGTACAGAATACTAACGCTATTAATCAATCTAACGCACAGTGGAGAAGACAGTTGAACACCGCTAATACAGCAGGTGAGAACGCAATGAATCAAGCTAACGCTATCAATATGTTTAATCTTTCTGCACAGTCACAAGCGTATATGTGGCAAGAGATGAGAGACAGTGCTAACTGGGCGTTTCAATCATCTATGAACGATGCAGACGCTAAGACTAGGTTAGCTATCTCAGCTATGGGTAACGAAGCTGCTACTGATGCTGCTAAAGGTAAGGCATTAGCTAAAGCAGGTGAGTTAGCTATAGATATCTGGAAAAATTACTAGGATATTAATAAAATGCCCGTACACCTAAGACAATTTGAGTATAGAGATGTAGAAGAGTTGACTAGGTTAGGTGTTATAAATCATTTAGAAAGTAGATTTGGTAAGATAGTTCCTGTTAATGAAGACTCAATTCAGAAATTAATCTTTAACGTACTAACAGATGAAGACAGCTATATAGGTATAGTGGCGTTAGACGGTGAGAAGATAGTCGGTTATATGGTAGGTTTTATAACTAACTATTCTTTTAATGAAGATGCTTATTATGCCGCAGATGAGATGGTGTATGTGATTCCTGAGTACAGAGGTAAGTTAGTAGGTAAAAGAATACTAAAAGCTTTTCAAGACTGGGCAAAAAGAAAAGGTTGTTTAGAGGCAGTGATAGGAACGATATCAGAGATAGCAACAGAAAGAACAAAGAAATTATATAGTAAACTAGGATTCACTGAGGTGGGTTCATTATTTAGAAAGAGGATATAAGTATGGGTGGCGCAGTAAAAAAAATTAAAAAGGTAGTCAAGAAAGTTACCAAGGTAGTAAAGAAGGTAGTTAAAGGTATTGGTAAAGTAGCTAAGAAAGTATGGAAAGGTGTTAAAGGAGTGGTGAAGAAAGTAGGTAAAGCTGTGGGTAAGCTCGGACCACTCGCGTCCATAGCCATTGGATTTATTCCTGGCTTCCAAGGACTGTGGGCTAACGCAGGTATCTGGGGAGCTATGGGTAAAGGTGCTATTACTGGTTTCATTACTAGCGGTGGTAAGCTTAAAGGTGCTCTTGTAGGTGCAGCTGGTGGTGGTCTTGGTTATGCGGCAACTCAAGGAGCAAGTGCTTTCAAAGGAGGTTGGGATAGTATGGGAGAAGGTGCGTCAATCTCGGATAAGCTAACTGCTGGTTTTAAATCAGTAGGTTCTTCTACTTCTGAAGGTGTTACTAATATGTACAAGAGTGCTAGTGATGTTATGTCTACTGGAGACTTTGGTAAAATTAATTACTTAGATGACGCAGGTAAGAGTATATACTCTAAAACTTTATTAGATGACGCTAACGCAGAAGTAGCTTATGATAAAGCTATTGGTGATGTTGGTCCAGATATTCACGAAAGGGCTACTCAAAACTATGTTAATAAGAATCCTGCTGAGTTTGGTAAGCGTATGTCACCTAAGGTACAACAACGTATGATGAAGATGAGTATGGAAAGCGGACAATCAGGCGCTATACAACAAGCTAAAGCATTTGGTTATAACGAGGACGTAGGTAAAGCTTTTTATAAAGATTACACAAGTACTATTCAAAGAGCACCTGGCTCAGTAGCGTATCAAAGACAGATGGAAGAGATATACGACTACTCACAGGCTGCTAATACAGGGCTAGAACAAGGTCGTGGGTTATGGGAACAGACAGGTGGAGTTAATAAGTCAACGTCATTCGATTGGGAAGGTGGTGTAGATTCTCCATATAAATATACCGCTGATGGTTTAAGAGCTACACGTGCTTCAGCAGCAGGTGGCACTCCTACATATATCTCACCTCAAGACGCAACCACAACAACTGAGAAGAAGAAAGATAAGACACCTAATCTAGCAGACGCAGCTAAGAGTTTATTTGGCAGCTCTGGTGGTTCATCAGCAGGTTTACCTTTCTCTACTGGAGACGTAGGAGACCAATACGCTGTGGCTGGTGGGTTAACATCGGTAGGTGGTGAAGCAGGTACAGGTGTTGATTTTGCACAGGATTACGGAGGTGCGTTAGGCGGTTCTGCTTATGCTGCATTGCAGGGCAAACGATTTAAAAGTTTATTAGGATAATATAATGGCAGAGAATATACAACAACATCAACAAATGGCAGAGGGTTTTGAACAACTAGGTGTTGACCCTTTTGATGCTCCTGTCCCAGGAGAGTCACTAACAGCAGACCCAGAGAACCAGAGACCTTATGAGAAACCACCAGAGTACTCTAATGTAGAGTCAGCGATGGCTGCTATCTTTGACCATCTAACGGCTGATGGTGCATACGAGAGTGTATTGGACGCTATGAGAGAAGGTGTTCCGTTAGATATGTTAGCTCAAGTATATTTAACTAAAGGCTTCCACGAGGGTAAATGGAATCCTGATTTAATGTTACTTCTTATTGAGCCTACTATCTATCTACTTATGTGGTTAGCTGCTGAGGTAGAAATTGACGCACAGTTAGACAGTGACGGTGATATCTGGGAAGAGGAAGAAGAGGATAACAAAATCAGAGAAGCTGCTAAAGAAGATATCAAGAAGCTGCAACCTGAAGAACTTAAAAGTAAGATGCCTAGTTCTTTGTTGTCTAAAATGAATGAGTTTGAGTAGGAGGCAGAGTAATGAGTTTACTTGTTGATGTAATGAGTTTTGTTGGTGGTGCTACTGATAGAGCTAGAGAGTACGATAAAGCAGAGACAGAAAGAACACAACGTCTTGCAGAGATTAAAACTAAGAGACAGGATGAATTATTAAAAACTAAATGGTCTGAAGCTAAGAAGAAAAGAGATAAGGACGTAGAGAAATACGAAGGCTTTATGGATAAGGGTGGTGATATCACTAGCCTAAGTGCACAAGCACATCTGTTAGGTTATAAAGACGTAACTGAAATGCAGAAAGATATCATCAACACTAAGAAAGCAGGTGGTGAGTTTGCTTGGGCTAAAGCTCCTGTTATGCCTCCTGAGTTAGAGGCTATTAAGTACGCAGATGAAGATGATATATATAAGTCTATGCTTAAGACACGTGGCACTACAGCGGGTCAGATATTTGAGGCTCTAGGTGGACCTAAGAGAGAAGTTAAAGAAGAGGTAATGACAGAAGACCAAGTTGGCTCTGCACCTACTTATAGAAGAGCTACACCTAGTACTCTAACAGAAGAACAGAAGAAAACTTTATCTGGTTATACATTTAAAGATGATGAAGACGGTAAGTTAGACGTTGAGAAGAAGAAAGACTATTACTTCACTATGTATTCTGACCCTAAGTTATTCCCTGAACTAACGAGTGTTACTCCTGCTATGAAGGAACGTATTGCTTTTGATGTAGCTAATAAAACAATAGCCTTAAACAAAGAAGGCTTACAGGTAGATATCTTCAAAGAAACCCTAAACTCTCTAAATGCTTTTGCAACAGAACAAGATGTTGAAACAGGCGTAGACCTTTCTGATACAAGCGTCCCTCAAGCAGAGCGTATAGAAAAGAAAAAAGAAATGAACGATGCTAAGGAAGCAGCGGATAAGCTTAAAGTTAAGTTAGCTGAAGAAGAACGCAAAAGGAAAGAGTGGGAGAGACAGCAACAGGTTAAGGCAGAGAAACAAAAACAGCAAACTAAAAAAGCTATCGAGACATCTCAACCATATAAGGTTACCGCAACTGATATTGGTTTAGCAGGTAATGTATTAGAATCAGCAACTATGCTAGTTAAAGGTAAGCCTTTACAATTCCATAACGAACTGTCTTCAGATAATAAAAATAGAATAGAAGCGGACGTAGCTGGTAACGTTAATGCTATTATGAGTCAACGAAGAATAAGTCAAACAGAAGCATATGATTTGGCTACGGCTATTGCTAAGTCTGGTCTAACACACGAAGGCGATAACGTTGTTACTGATTTATTTACTGATGAGTTCTCATATCAATCTCCTATTATGAAGTGGCAAGATGTTTATGATACTTATAATGTATTGAAGAAGAGTAATCCTTCACTAACATACGATGATGTAGTACGTGCTATCTCTAATAAAAATAAGAAAAAATAATTTATGACTATTCTATTATCGCAAGAAGACTTAGATACATATGGTGAGACTACTGAAATAGAACAAACAGAAGTAGCTCCAGTTGTTGAGGATACAAATAATGTAGTACTCTCTCAAGACGACTTGGAGAAGTTTGGTGGTATTACTAAATCACAAACTACAGCGCATATAGATGAGGCTTCTGACCCATTGTTCCAAGATGATGAAGTATCAATGGGTACTAAGTTTGCCTATGGTTTCCAGAAACAGCCTACTGACGTAGAGAACTTAGCTATCTATCTTGAAGCTAAGTATCCTATGCCTGGTTGGTCCACCTCTCATACATTGCCAAGTAAAGAAGGCAGTAGTTTCTTTAAGAGTGTTGATGAATTATATGGTGAGGGTTTTGAAGATAAGCCAGAAGATGAACGTAGAGAATTAATTCAACAATATAGACAAGAGTATATTGCTAGAGAATATCCAGTCCTCTCAGCTAAAGAAAAGACAGAGGGTAGTGAGTACGACAGAAGTTGGTCAGAAGCTGTAGGGGCGTTTACAGGTTTATTAGCTACACCTACAACATTAGTCCCTATAGGTCATACGTATAAAGCTGCCTCAGGTATAGGTGCTTTGTTAGGTTTCTCATATGGTGTGACAGAAGGCCTTGCTGAAAAAGGTGAGGTGGATTGGAATACTACTGGCACATATACTGCAGGTGGTGCTGTCTTGAGCCCTCTTATGATATGGGGTGGTAGACAATTTACTACACGCTTTAAGAAAGCTATGGACACCCGTAACCTTAAGAAGCAAACTAAATCTGCAGAAGAATTAATAAATACATATGACTCGTTAGTCTATGAAGCAGTACATAAAGGTGAGACTGACCCTACACTACTATTTAAAAGACTTAACCAGATGTTAGGTGTTACTAACGATGATTTAACGCAAGCTGCTAAGTTGGCTGAACGTAAGATATATGTACCTACAAAGAAAGAAGCTGACTTATACTTTGAAACTATAGCACACGTTGAAGGTAAAGCTGCCAAACCTGGTGGTGGTTTCGATGAATATCTAGGTGTACTTAGCACACGTGTTAAAAATATAAACGTACCTATCTGGCACAGACTACGTAAATTAGAGTATAATCAACACGCTAGACTACATACTAACTATACTGAGGTAGCTCCTTTCTTAGAGGGGCTATCTAAAGTAAAAGGACCAGAGAAAGATGCTTTGATTCTGAGCCTATATAATGGAAAGAATAGACAAGTAGAAGCCTTACTTAAGAAACAAGGTAATATGGAGCTGTTAGATGCCTTTAAAGCCACACAACAAACCTTAAATAAGCTACACCAAGAAGCTACTGACGCAGGACTAACATTAGGTTATAAAGAAAACTACTTCCCTAGAATTGTTAAAGATGTTGATGGTATGCAACAGTACTTTGGTAAGGATAGACGTGATGAGATTCTAAGAATGATTGAAGATGCGGCTATTGCTAAGGGTGAAATACTAACTAAAGCAGAGCAAGCAGACGTTGTTAATAATTATCTTATCGGTAAGAAGTATTTAGTAGGTGGTAAGTTTACTGCGTTTAATAAAGAACGTAAGATTGAGATAGTAACTCCTGAACTATTAAAGTTCTATGAAAATCCTGAGCAAGCGTTACACACGTACATTAGACGTGTTGTATCAGAAACAGAGAAGAAGAAGTTCTTTGGTAACGCTTGGGAGAAAGGTGGTCTAGATAGTACAGATATTGATGAGTCTATTGGTAGATTACTTCTAGAAGAACGTAGGATAGGTAACGTAGCTCCAGGTGATGCTACTGAGTTAGGTAGATTATTACAGCTAAGGTTTGGTCCAGGTGAACAAGGACCTAAGAAATGGATTCAAGCGTCTAAGAGTATATTATATGCACAGACACTTGGTAACCCAGTATCAGCTGTTACGCAGTTAGGTGATATATTTCTATCCTCATATAAGAATGGTATTAAACCTACAGTACAGGCTCTGTTATCTAAGAAAAAGATTAAGTTAGCTGACTATGGCTTCACGGATATTGCTGAAGAATTTGCCTCTAAAACTAGAACAGCTGAATTTATGCGTAAGACATTTAAGTGGGGTGGTTTTAGTAGGGTTGACAGATTAGGTAAAGAAACATTACTTAATAGCTCATTCCTAAAGTACACAAAAGAAGTAAGTACTCCTGCAGGAATGAAAGCCTTTAGAAAGAAATGGAGAAAAGCTTTCGGTGATGACATCAACGAGCTGGCTGAGAACTTAAAGAACGGTAACGTTGATAACGACCAGGTACGTCTCTTGCTATGGCACGACTTATCTGATATGCAGCCTATTTCATTATCTGAGATGCCCGCTAAGTATCTAGCAAGTCCAGACGGTAGAGCGCTATATATGCTTAAGACGTTTACTATTAAACAGTTTGATATTATGAGGAGAGATGCTTTCCAATTAATGAAGAATAAAGAAACAAGAGCTGAAGGTGTTAAGAACTTAATTAAGTACGCTACTATCTTTACTGCAGGTAATATGACATCAGATAGTATTAAGTCTTGGATGTTAGGTAGAGAATATGACATAGAAGATTCATCTCTTAACTCCCTATGGAGACTTATTGGTTTAAGTAAATACTCAGGTGAGCAGCTTGGAGATAAACCTTTAGATGTTATCTGGGGTTTAGCTAAACCACCTATAAATATTTGGGGTGATATGTTATCTGCAGCGCAGGACGCTATGGACTTTGATGACGATACTGAAGCATCTGATAAGTGGGTCAAGGGTGTACCTATTGTAGGTAAGCCTGTATATGAACACTTGTTAGGCGGTAAAGAAGAGTATCAAGATAAGATGGACAAACAGCGTAGAGGTTTTAGACGTGGAGGTATAGTCGCACAAGCGAACCGCTTGGGTTTTAATGAGGGGGGTAATGTTCAAAAAAACCCTTGTGAAGGGAAGGAAGGCTTAGCACTACAAATGTGTAATCTTAAACAAGAGGTCAGGGATAAGACTACTTGGAATGTAGATAAAGATACTAAAGTATTTCTTAACTTAGGTAAAGATAATGTAGGTATACAATACAGACGTTCTTTTAATAAAGGGGGTGAAGTATCCCAAAACACACTTCCAATATCTACAGAGTCTCAAATCTTAGTTGATAATGAAAATGTACCGTTTGTTGATAGGATTATTAATCCACAAGATTATCCATACCCCGATGAAAATAAAGATGGCAGCATATCTACGCACCTATTATCTGCTGAGGTTGACGAGGATGGCTCTGCTTACGTCTTTCCTACAAAGGTGTACCAAGATAAGGGTTATAAAACTTATACCGAGAATGAGCGTTTTCAGGCGTTAGAGGATGCTAAGGCTGCAGGCAATGCTATTAAGTTTGATGATATTGATAAGGCTGTAGACTTCTCTAAGAACTATAAGACTGATGCGTTTAAAAAATACTATAGACGTAAGCCTTTAACAGAGGATGTAACTAGTAACTTAGATAAGATATATAATACTCCTTCCAACATAGGAGATGCTTGGGGAAAGAGAGCTCTTAATATGCAAGAGACTATACAGAGAGCTAAGAAAGGAGATATTAATGCACTTAAATTTGCGTATCATATCTTTGGAGATTTATTTGGTGGTGCTTGGGATACGGGTGGTGAGTTAATAGGTACTACTACAGATACCGCTAGGGTTAATGCTCGTTATACTTTCCCTGATGCTTATAGTATGGTTGCTGATACTCTAAATTCAGCGGGTAAAAAAGCACTTGAAACAGATATTGCCCAGAAAGGATTAAAAACCGCAGGTGATATCTATGAATGGTATCAAAGTTATAAGGAAGAAGACCCTATTGGTGCTAAAGATTTAGAAGCTGGTGCTAATCTATTCCCACTTGCCTTCCTAAAATTTAAGGGGTTAAATAATCAGATGGATGATTTAAACATCCCTAATAAGAAAGATAATGTGTTAGAGGGTGAGGTACTTTCTCCTGAAACTTCTAAGTATCAATTTAAACCTAACTCAGATACACCACATATAGATGTTAATACTACTGAGCGTTTTAAATATATAGGTGAGAAAGCTCAGAGTGATATGCACGATGTTAATAAACTATTTAATCCTGATGTTATCAATAAGGCTTTACAGAGTACAGATAAGAATACTAATGTTGTTTATATGACACCTGGGCAGTTCTTAACTCTAGCTAAAACACATACCTCTACTTCTGAAACAAAGAAACTTGATAGAGTTAACAAAGCTATTAATGATGGTAAGCAACTAGAAGATATACCTACGTTAACAATGACAGTAGTTAAAGGTACAGATTCTAAGGTAACTAACCACGATGGTAGACATAGGGCTATGGCACTTGAAGGTTTAGGGATAGGACTTATACCTGTTAGAGTAGTAACAGAAGGAGTTAAAGAAGGTGTACATCTAAGGACGGTTACGAATGAAGATGGTAATGAAGTTTATTCATTCCCTCATAGTGCAGTTTATAATAGACAACACTATGGTGATACTAAGACAATAGAAAATAAGCGTTATAGTTTAAAGGATAATAGTGAACTTGTGGCATTAGCTGAAGGTCTAACAGAGTCTGGTGGTTTTAAATATAAGTTACCTACTATGTTACTTGACCTAACAGTTAAAGAAAAGATAGCACCTAGTAAACCTTCTCACTGGAAATATACTATTAGTCGTTGGGCTAAGAAAGGTAAGATTAAGAAAGAGGAGTTAGAGGATTCTAGAATTATGAATTGGTTAGAATCCCAAGACAAAGAGACTAAGATATCCACTGAAGATATCTTTACTTTTATGCAAGAGAACTCCCCAATGCTTAAGACATACACAAGTAAGGTACAATCTAAAGCTGATATGGAGTGGTTGAATAAGCAACCGTTATACCAAAAGAAAACTAAGTTACAAGAAGAGTATCACAACAAGTTGGGAGAAGTGGCGTACCTACAGGAAGCAGCAAACATAAGCAGTGAATTATCTCCTATTCACACTGCCCTTATAAAAGAAACTGCTGACTGGGTACATCACGTTTCTGTAGAGGATGTAATGACTCCTGGTTATAATTCATATATTACCGCCACGAGTGACCCTGAAATATACGCATTTCTCCTTAAGTCACCATATAATAAAAAAGCTATTAAGGCGGAACGAATTAATGCTAAGTTACTTAATGATACTGATAGTATATTTCATCCAGATAACGCATCTGAATTTAAACCTAACGATATAGTTCCATATATGTTAGGACAAAGTAGCCCAGAAAAAAGAAATGGATACATTGCTCAAGCGATTATTGAAAGACTTAATCAAGCATATATAAGAGCACCTGAGGGGCGTAGACGTAAAGAACTGCTAGGTAACTACGTAGATATTATGCTAGCTAGTTTAAAAGCTAAACTAACTAAAGATACTTTTGAATATGAAAAAGGTACTAAGCTACGTAAATTATCTAAAGAAGCGATGGAAAGAACAGCAGGCGATGTATCAGCGAATACTTGGGGTACGTTTGCACTACCTAATATGCGTGGTAAGCCTGTAACTATTCTTGTTCAATCTAAAGTAGGTAAAGAAGACAGACTTAAAAAACTTAAAGACTTTCGTGATATTGTAGCTAAATACTCAGCAAGCAGCTGGGGTGATAAGGTGGATGGGATTTCAACCTTAAGAGATAGAATTGATAGGTTGGAAAAAGACAGAGATACTAATCCTGCAGACCAACGTCTATTTCCTATATCACGTCTACTGAAAGAAAAACGTTTCTTGAAAGAAAGACTGGCTACTTTTAAAAAGGAAACAGGTGTTGCTTGGGACGATAGACATAACTACATAGATAATGTTGAAACTGATATATATAAAGAGCCTCATTGGACTGGAACATATGGTGAATCACCTCTTAAGAAAGGTATCCCACAAGAGAATATCTTTATGCATATTAGAGGTAACATCATTAAGCAAGATAGTTTAGGTAGAGGCAATGGTTTGTTTATTACTGAACAACAAGCTCAACCACATCAAGAAGCTATGGGGCATAAGATAAATTTTGAAAATCTAGCTGAGCTATCTCCTGAGTTAAGGAATATTAGTGGTTATGCTAAGACAGGTATAGGTGTTGAAGTACGTGAGCTTATTGATAAACGTGATAAGATTCAAAAAGCTGTTGATAACTTATGGGATAAAGCACAGAAAGCAACTCTATCCGAAGAGTATTCCAAGACTGATTTGCCAGTTAGTGAACACCCTATGTTTAAGAAAGTCTCTAAGCTAGTTGAACCACTAGATAAAGAAATAGCTGATATTGATTTACAATTAAAGAAGTTAACAGGTTTACCTGGTAATGAAAGTATGGTTAACGTTATTAATAATACTCTCCCTGATACTCTATCACACAAGAAAGACTGGACACCGTTAGCAATGAAACAGTCAATCAAGTACGCTATTGATAATAACCTTAACTATCTAGTTCTTCCTATTGAGCGTCACACTATAGATGTGATTGAGCAATGGGGAGGAAAAGAACGAGGAGTGATGCAAGCTATCATAGATAGGAACTCTATTTACTCACCACGTGCTTACCGTGATATTGTTAGGAAATGGGATAAAGATGCTAAACCGTTTGAAAGTGAATACATAGATAGAGATGGTAATGGTGATTGGGGAGAAACGGATATACACAAAGTTATCGTACTCCCAATCACTGAGGCTATTAAGAAAGGATTTAAGGAAGATGGGTTATTAGCGTATCGTAGAGGTGGCTTAGTTACACAGATGAAAGCTCTGACTCTAAGTGCTTAACCAACTCATCTAACTTATGATTACACTCCCTAATAAGGACACTATATAAGTTCTTATCGGAGAAGTCTTTAAATACATTATCAACTTCCTCTAAAGGCAGACCACTTAGTTCAACGGTGATTCTGCCTTTCTTATCTAAGAGTACTTGAAATCCTACTAGCTTAGCTTCACTCATAGTTGTAAGTAAACATCCAAGTTACCTGCTGTATCCTTACCATCTGATAAATCATACTCTAGTACTTCAATGCTATGTTCCTTAAATTTATCTAACCACCAAGTAGATGGTTTAACTGTTAGATGTAGTGCTTTAGTTATGTCGTGTTGTCCTCTTGCATCTAAATACAAGGCAATACGCACAACTGCTTTACCCTTAGGTGCAGCACGTTTCATATTCTCTAATAGATTATCAATACTCTTAGGTGGTAAGTGCTCAAACACATCACAAGAATAGATGAAGTCAAACTCTCTATCAAAGTCTTGTAGCTCACCTAAGTCCATAACATATCTATACCCCTCTAATTCAGGAAAAGATAGTGAGTTATCTGCTATGTCAGTACCGTAACAATCAACACCTTTATCCCTAAAATGTTTAATAACGTGACCTTCACCAGAACCAAACTCGATAAGAGATTTGATAGCTACTAACTTGTTGGATACATTAAACTTATTCTGTGTTATAAAATTAATACCTGGTTGGTGCTTTCTATACTGCCCATCCTTATATAAGTCTTGATACTTAGACTGTTCTTCTTTGTTCATTTGTTATCCCTATATAGTGTAGCATTTAATTCCTCAAACCATTCAGAAGCGTACTCAACATCTACATACTCATTAAAGTACGGGCCTCCTAATGTATAATGTACTAGCTTAGCATCTTCTCTAGGCTCATCATAACCTACTAGATGATTCCATTCATTAGGTATTTCACCTATAAGGTTATCATCTCCTAACCATTTGAATTGATGTAGGTCTAAACCACTAGCTGTGTTTACATATTTCAACGATAAGCTCTTACATTTACTGTTGTTAAATAACACAGCACTAGACCAATTCTTTTTATCGTACTTAGTCTGTGTTGCACCTAAGAACTTAACAGTTTCTTTAGGTACGTGATTATGTTTAACACACATCACTGCATACTTATCGTCACAGTAATCAAACAACTTATCTATATCATCCAACACTAACATATCACAGTCAATGAATAATGACCACCCTTCGTAGTTAGATAGATAAGGTGTTAAGAATCTAGAGAAACTAAAGTCTGTAGATTGTAGTTCGTTCTTATCTCTATTGAAGATATCTTCTAAGTTGTCTAGCTTGATGGGTGTAATAGATATAGGTTGTGTAGCACGATTTAAGATACTGTGTGCTAGTACGTGGTACGCTACTGCTTCTCTACTATCATAACCTATAAATATATTTAACATTATGTTCCCTTCTTTAGTGCTCTGATATCTCTCTCGTATGCATCTCTTAGTTCGTACATCTGATATAGATGTTCTTCATACTTCTCTGAATTAACTACGTCCATCTCTAATGCAAAGATACCCCTCTCTAAATTCTCAAGGTTCTTCTTAACTACTTCGATATCAGATATATCTAGTTCTTGAACTTGTAACGTCTCAGGCTTCATTTTCTAGTTCTCTTATTTCATTCTTAAGATGTGCTATCTTAATATGTTTATCGTTGTCTTGTCTATAAGCAAGTAAGGTATCAATAAGACTATCAATGTTCTCAAACCTGAACGGTATATATCTACCTATACTATCTTCAATACAGAACTCATCGTTACCATTAAGACCTATTCTGAAACCATCTACTAAATTATTCTCAGACCAATCAAAGAACTGACCACCAGCTACATACTTCTTCTTATCTGTTAGTATGTTATATTGTAGTGGTGCTTCATCTCTTAAACTTTGTATTGTTACTACTGACATATTATCCTCCTTGATTCATTGAATGTAAGATACCTATAATTATTGTTGTTATTAATATTGTTGTGTACATATTATCTATCCATAAAAATTCTACTATACCATAAAATATATCCATTGTCAACTCCTAAAGCTATCTTTATTTCTTTTCCAGTCATTTCTCATACCTATACATAAGTTACTTGATTGTTTATAGTTATCTAATACAACACACTCTATGTGCGTAAAGCCACCATACTTAGCCATATGGAGACGTTTACACCCACACCTTACTTGGGGTACTACTTCAGAAGAAACGTCTGGATATGGAAGGATATCAGGCTCTGGGATAGGGTGCGTCATCTGTGCCCATTCTTCTCTACTAACAGGTGCAACAACTATAGGATTTTTCATTCCCTCTGCTTCAATAGATTTTAGTACAGCTTGATAGTTAATGTTGTACTCTTTCTTATGAGGTAACTCATTGATATAATAATCTATATCTACATAAGGATATAGAGTATCAATAGCTACTATCTCTGTGTTACCCCACTCAGTAGCCCTTGACTTTAATATCTTCATCGTGTAGCTACTGCATCAGTAATAGGTATGTACGCTATCTCTTTATCTATCCAATCCTTACGACCAAAGTCTGTTTGAGCAGGTAGCTTCTTAGTAAACCAATTAATGTTTAACTTATTAGGATGAAACAAGTAGACAGTTTCCTTACCATCCTTAGGCATACTAACAGCGTAGATAAACTTATAGTTGTTATCGTTAGCGTACTTAGTATTCCAATCGTACTTCATCTTCTCAATAAGTGTATCATCATAGAATGTACGTCTACATTTAATCTCTAACATAACGCCGTGCTCTTCACAGAACGCATCATATCGTGAGTAGTTATCCTTTTCTTTCTTAAATGTATACTTACTTGTGTTGTTTAATAAATCTATTACTTGTTGTTCGTTCATAGTATCTCCATATTAAATGTAATTCTTCCATCAGTAGACCAATACTTCCTGGCTCTAATCATAACTATTTGTTTATCATTATCATAATACTTACCTTCTAATGAATCAAGTGCTGCCTTAACATAGTTATCTATGTCAGCATTATTATCACACAACTTACCATCCTTCTCTAATGTCTTCTTCTTAGACCAAGACTTAGGTATCTGTACAAAGAAGTCTAACTTCACATATAATAAAGCATCAGTAGGTTCTACATCGTAACCTTCTAGTAGTTCTTTAAACTCATCTCTGAATGCTTGATACTTCTTAGGAAAGTAAGTAGCCCATCTGGTTACTCTAGCTCTGCTCGCTACTACAGGTGCTATTGGAAATGTTATCATTATTTATTTTCTTTCATCTTATGCTATACCTTACACTTAATACCATCATCATTAGCTACTTCCCATTCTTCACCAGCATCTACACAAGCCTGCTCTAGGTTAGACCAATACTTCTCCTCGTCTCGCTCCCTATCGATAAAGTCAATAAGAATCTGAGTGATACCTACTTGTATTAAAGCATCTACGTCATCGTCATCAATCTCTACTGTTAGCCTATTCTCTTTGGAGTCTAAGTTTACAGCCACTGGATGCTCAGGGTCTACAACAATAAACTGTTCTAGCTTACCCTCACGTGCTGAATTAACTAGAGCTTGTAGTCCTTTCTTGAATAGGTGCTGTTGCTCTTCCTCTGTTACATCACTGACTGTGAAGTCGTTAGTTTTACTATCTTCTACTTCTTTAATTATCATCTTTATTCTCCTTTAACTTGTCTATCTCATCATATACGTCTTGTATCACAAAGCTCAGTTTCATTAGAGCCTCAGACAAAACCTCTACCCTGTCTAGTAGTAGTGACTCTTCTTCGTTAGTCATCTTTATTCTCCTCTGGTTTGTTTACCTTATCACCGTGTACTGTACACCCTCCACTGTATACATAATACCCATAAGGATAGTTATCATTATTATCCATCTTAGGACAACTACAAGCAGGGAAGTTCCAGAACTTAATCTTGTTGTCATCCCTATCAAATCCCCAGAGGTCTTGTAGTTCCTGCTCTACTGAGTACCACTCCTTATATAACTCTCTCTGTAAATCGTCCCTAAGCTTACTAGATATAAGTAACTTACCACTCTCCTCAGATACTGTAAATATACGTTTCCTATATTCGTGCAGTCCTTCTATCCTATCGATAGTGTTGGCGGATAGTCCTCTGTCTTCTGCTAGTTCTTTGTTAATCATCTATATCCCCTTAATTCTGAAATCGGTATTATCATATTTGCCATAGTCTTCAAACTCTGATATATCATTTACCGTATACCAACTAGACCACATACCCTCAGGTTTTCTATCTCGTCTTTCAATCCACTTACCGTCAATATAAGCACATACACATTCCTTTACCATCGCCTTCCTATCTTTTACTTGTACCTCAAGTGCGTTAACTCTTATGTTTAACTTTTGAATCTCTTCTACGTAATCAAATTGTTTCATCTTTATTCTCCTAATGGATACTGTTGCTTATAACTACAATCTAACTTATGTTCCTCTGTACCGTAACACTGAGGACAACTACTGTCCCACTCATACCACTGGTCAGGGTCACTGTATTGTTTGATGACTATCTTATATGCTTCTTGTACTTCCTCAGTATCAAACTCCAGTGCATTCTCATACGAACTGATTAGTGATAGTCTAACTAACTCATCAGCTTCATCACTGTTTACTTCTATCTCTATCTTCATATCCTACTCCCTTAGTATTAATCACCTTAATGACTCATATCTGAGCTTTAATCCTTGTTAACTAGGACTAATGACTCATATTTAAGTCAAGTAAAGTGTACATAAAACTTGACATCCTATATTCATTACAATACCTTCCAGTCCTTAGCATAATTCCTCAGGAACTTATCTCCATCATCTACTTTGTCCTTTCCTTGTTTCCTAATCTTTTGTACGAGGAGGTTATACTTTGTTTCAATAGCTTCTCTCTTTGCTTTCTCTTCTGTGTATAAGGAATGCCACGAGACTGCACTGTCCTCAACGAGCTGCTGATACTTCTCTTTCCTGGTCCAGTAATCTTCTTCACTCACCACTGCACTCCTAAGTTACTATTGTATTGTCTCTGCCACACAGTACGCCCACCTCTTTTGATTGTGATTGACTCACAGTATTGAGTAGCACCTCTAGCTTCTGCTTGTAGTACGTAGATATAACAAGCCTGCACACTAGGGCATACATAAGTACCACCACCAGTCTGTGATTGCTTGACTACATCCATAGTTATACTGGCATAAGGGAAGTTGTAGTTAGTCTCCGCCTTAGCCTGAGTATTAATTAATAATACAAGACACACCCATAATACTACTACTATACCAAACCTTATAAATCCTTTGTCCTTATTCATACACATCCTCTAGGTTGTGGTAGCCCACCATATTTACTTAAGTTCTTCATAGGACCTGAGCCACCGTGGTCCATAAAGATTTCCTTCTTGCCTTTACCATAATGCTTAGCAAAGTTTCTGATTGGAGGTACTACACCATTCTCATCATAGTATTCTCTAGCACTTAGTATCTGCTTACGTATCTCAGGTGTTAAGTTGAAGTCATCTTGCTCTGCCATCTCATACATAACATCAGTGTTCCAAATAGAAGGGTCAACTAAGTACCCATTACTTGTTCTATCTATACTCATCTAATTCCTCCTTAGTTTTTCTTGGTTTACGTTCACCGTCTGATGGTTCAAACTTCTTATACTTTCTGTTTAAAGGATTATCCACTAGAGTGTTAGCTAGTGGACTCCCAAAGGGAGGTCTATTTCCTTTTGTTAGTCCGTTGCTCATACTACTAAACCTCCCCAAATAATAAACCTAACACAATGATAGTACCCATTATAGCTATAGTTTTATTTTCTTTTACTGCTTCAATTACTTCTTTTAAAGTATCCATTTGTATTACTCCGTATTATTCCCAGCCCCAACTATCTCCTGTCATACCAACGGCTGAGTAGTCGGTAACAGTTTTCTCAAAGAAGTTAGACATAGAATCACCTGATGTCAACTCCTCTACCCAAGGTAAGGGATTCTCTTTGACTTTAAAGTTACCCTTGAATCCCATTTGAATTAATCTCCTGTCCGCCAGATAGCGTATGTACGTTTTAACTTCACCTTTGTCAAGACCCACAATATCCCCAGCTTGATAGGCAAGGTCAATAACTTTGTCTTCCAGCTTAACAACTTGTCTCGCCATTTTGTATACTTCTCTCTTGAAATCATCATTAACAATTCTCCCGTGTTCATTACAAAACTCTCTAAATAAACGAGACATACCTTCAGTATGTAGCGTCTCATCCCTGATAGACCACTCAACTACAGTGTTCATACCTTTCATCTTACCCATACGTTGGTAGTTCAGTAACATAACGAAGGCACTGAATAAGCTGACCCCTTCATTAAATACTGTCAGTGCCAACGACAAAGCAATACCGTGTAGTGAATGCACATCTGCATCCTTCATAAAGTCTACCTTCTTAGACAACTCATCATACTCAAGGAAGGTACTGTACTCTTTCTCGTGTAACCCTAAGGTATCGTTAAGTAAGGCATAAGCTCTAGCGTGAATACCCTCTCTTGCAGCGAAGGACATAAGCATCATACGTACTTCATTGTTTAAGAACTTAGGTATATAGTAGTTACAGTAGTTGCCTGCTACTACCACATCAGACTGTGTAAATAATCTAAGGATGGCAGTGATGTGTTCCTTCTCTACCTCTGATAGTGTACCATCTTTCCACTGTGTTACGTCATCATTAAGGTTAATCTCATCTTCAATCCAGTGTAGCATCTCGTGTTCTGTAGCGTACTCTACAAAGACAGGGTACTTGAATGGCTTGTAAGTCTTACTTTCTTCTAATAAACTCATAATTTGTTTCCCTTCTTTAGATTTTCAGTTGCGGTTATAACTTGTAAGTTGTATTCTACGTGAAAACCACATACATTATTTCCTTGTAAAGGAACTATATGGTCTACGTGGTGTGGCTCACCTAACTTATGTGTTAAGAAAGCAGACACTTTATACATACGTTCAATAGCTTCCTTGTCTGCCCACAATACTGTAGCATTACATTCTCTAGCTCTTCTACGTGCTTTAGATGCCTGTCTCTTGCCTTTATTGTCCTTACTCCACTGACTGTAATAAGCAGACATCTTATCTTTGTTTCTACGTTCCCATTCTCTATTTGATTTCCTAACAGCTTCTCTATTATTCTTCTTCCATTCAGCAGATGCTTTTATTTTCTTCTCTCTAATCAAATGGTAGCGTGCTTTATCGTAAGCTGCTTTCTTAGCCTTGGCATCCGAGACACTCATTTTCTTCCTCCATAAAATCCTTCAATGCTACTCTCGTAACCTGTTGTCCTACACTCTCAGCACTAGATGCAGCCGAGGTACGTAAGTAGTATAGACCTTTAAGTTTCTTCTTCCAAGCTGCTAGATGAACTCTGTTTACATAATCCTTAGCTGAACCCGCTCGAAAGAATACATTAACACTCTGACCTTGGTCTATAAACTGTTGCCTATCACCTGCGTGTTGTATTACCCACATCTGGTCTAGTTCAAAGGCAGTCTTAAACACATCCTTCTCCCACTCAGTAAGATAATCTAACTGTTGTACCGAACCTTCGTGGTGACTGATATTACGCCACTCTTTAGCTAACCATTCTTCATCTTTACCTAGGCGTAATCTATGTTCCTCCATAATTAAGGCGAGGTGTCTGTTCTTAATTACGTGAGAACCAATTCGTGTCTTATGTGTGTAGTAGTTAGACTTGATAGGCTCAATAGAAGCACTCGTACCTGCAATCATAGCTGAATTTGCATTCGGCGCTACAGCAGTCAGGTGTGAGTTTCTTCTACCACTACCTGCACCATCTAGATACTCACCTCTAACATCAGCTAGTGCTTTAGTAGTCTCTACTGCTTTCTCCTCAATCAAACTAAACATCTTCATATTCTGTCCTTGTGCTAAGGCACTTTCAAAAGGTATGCTCTTGCTTTGTAGATAGCTGTGAAAACCAAATGCGCCCAACCCTAGGCTACGCTCACGAAGTGCCGAGTAACGTGCCTTATCGAGAGCCTCAGGGGCATTAATAATGAAGTCAGTTAGTACGTTATCTAACATAGTAATTAAGTCACCTATCAGTGATGTTTCCATCCATTCCTCAAAGAGTTCAAGATTGACGGATGAAAGGCAACATACTGCCGTCCTATCTTCATTTGTGGGCAGATGAATTTCATTACATAAATTGCTTCCTCTAATTTTGAGTCCATTTTCTTTCAGCTCCTTCGGTAGGTGTCTATTAGCTTCATCAATAAAGTTTAGGTATGGTTCACCAGTTCTGAAACGCGTCTCCAGGATTCTTTCCCAAAGTTCACGAGCCCGAACCACATCACGTACACTACCATCGTGAGGGTCAGTGAGATTCCAATCACTGTCACTAAGGACAGCATCCATAAAGCTGTCACTGATGTTAACAGCGTTGTTAATATTAAAGCACTTACGGTTACTATCCCCTCCCGTAGGGATTCTAATGTTAAGAAACTCAATGATGTCTGGATGCGAGATGTCCAAGTACGCTGCATAACTTCCCTTCCTTGTTTGTCCTTGTTTATATGCTGTCATCGCTGAGTCAGCTACCTTAATGAATGGTATTGGTGAAGGTGCTTTGTCACTGACTGCACGTACATCACCCCAGTGTCCACCTACACCACCTCCCTTAACACTTAACCAAGCTAACTCTGACTGGTGAGCAATAAGCCCATCAAGAGTATCAGGAATGTAAGAAAGAAAACAGCTAATTGGTAGACCCTTGGCTTCCTCTCCTGGAGCAGGAGCGTTACTGAGAATAGGACTACTAAACATAAACCAACCATTAGATACTGCATCATATAACCTCTGTGCTAAATCATTATCGCCACCACTGTATGCCACACAAGCTCTGGCGTAAGCTTCTTGTGGGCTCTTCTCTTTACCTCTAAGGTAGTAACCTTTGACTAACTCTAGTGCCTGTTCAGACATTAGTTTGTCTCTGGTTCTATCTATTATTATGCCTAAGTATTCACTCTTCATAAGGATTCACCTCTATAGTAATTAGATTAATACCTTCCTCTTCCATCTCTACAGTATAGGTAAGTCTACCTTCACTGTGTAGTTGTACTGCATCTATAAAACCATTGTCATATGCTTTATAATCTGTGTACCAAATAGCAAGAGCACCTATAGCTAACCAAAGAATACTTACTGCTATTAATTCATTCATCTTTAGTCATCTCCAACATTAGTTTATTTAAGTACCACTGTGCTTTCTTTAAATCTTCAAGTCCGTTCTTAAACTTATATCTACTTACGTACTTGATGATGTTACCTTCTACGTATGTCATATCTTGGTCTAAGATAAAGTCTATAACCTGTATGTTACCCTGCTTATAGTGGCTTGGGTTAATTGAATCACTCATTTTATTTTCTCCTTATTTAATTTGGTGACCTGTTTCAGGGGAGCGGTAGGTCAAGCCGCTTGCTCTATGAGCTAGTATATTAATGTTGTGTATTGCTTTTCATATCAACGTACACATCACCGTTGTATAGTTCAGTACCTGCTTCGTATAGTAAGCTAGGGTCTTCCTCCAGTATAACACTTATCCCCATAGCTAATGGATATAATAGTTGGTTAGCTCTACCACCTTTAACTGTGTTATCAACAATAGATAGTTCCATTATATCACGTTCCTTATCTAATGACAAGACTAATAACATCTCTTCTTTATTAGACACCAACACTCTTCCAATCTTTCCCATCTTCTAACATCTTGATAAACCACTTGTATGAATAGATAGATAGTTTAACTGTACCAAAACTCATAACGTGTGTTTGTTGTGGTGCTAACTCTAATACATTCTTAGTGTTTACCTTATCTCTTTCTTCACCCTCAAGTAAAGACTGTAACCACTCAACCATATTCTCTTTAGCTTGTCTTCTTATAATCTTAGCTCTCTTCCCACTCATTTGTAATACTCCTTTGTTACTTCTTCAATGTCTGAACGTGGTCTCTTCTCTACGTGTGTAAAGAATAGGTCACCACTAGCATATCTAAATACTCTAGCATTAGGGTTACAAGCTACCTTATGGCTACACCACTTACAAGAGTTATGTAGTCCCTCGTTACCTGCCTTACCTATATCAATGATAGGGTGACATCTTTCTTTAGGTGGTTTGTCTTGCCCCAATTCATCACGTACCTTAGTGATACGTGTCTCAATGTTAGGTAACTCTAAGTCATCAGGTCTAAACAAACATAACTCACCTGATGATTTGTTAGCTACAAGGAAACCACCACCTTCTTTCTTAAGTCCGTGTTCATATCCAGCAAGCTGTGCGAGGTAACCAAAGGGGTCATTCTCTACTAGTGTACCTTCTTTAAACTTCTTAAATGAATAGTCACTGGCTGTCTTGATATCAATAACAACACCGTCAATCACTGAGTCTATGTGTCCCTTAAGACCACACACATCTACCTCTGCTTGTTGCATCTCAACCTTATGTCCCGCAAGGTCAGCAAAGAACAGTAGTAGCTCTTCAACAACGTGACCATATAAGAACCTAAACATAACATCAGGTCCTGCTTCTTCCTGTGTAGCGTCAGAGTTAACATCGTACCACAGTTGTCTGTTAGGTCTACCTACGTTAGACATCCTTAAGCCACTGCTCTGTCCTCGTGGTGTTGCCCATTGGTACAGTACTTCTTCAAGCCCACTCATTAACTTAGCTACCTTTTTCTTAGGCATCTTAAGTTCTTTACCTTTACTTATGTTAGTAAATAACTTCTCTACATCTTCTACTAGTGTATCAACTGTTTTCTTTTTAGCCATTAGTGTGTCTCCGCCCAAGTTAATCCTACTTTATATTCCCCATCAAGAGGACATCTCATTTCGTACTCTACACCTGCATCAACGATAGCCTCAACAGCAAGAGCACCAAACTTATCAGCGTGCTCTTTAAGTACCTCTGTCTGGTACTCATCGTGGATATTACCTACAAAGTTGTAATCAAGTCCAGCCATTGTAGCACGTTCATCTAAAATTGTCAAGGCTTTTTTCATAACTATTGCTCCTGCCCCTTGCAAGAGAGTGTTAAGTGCTGCGTGTTCTGACCTGACCCAGATTTTTCTGCTGTCAAGTCCTTTAATGTAGCCTCTTTTAGCAGCCTTTCCAACTCGCTCTCGTAAATTTCTAAGTGATGGCGTATTATTAAGGAACTTTGTCTTAAGGTTTTTACCATCTCTTGACTTTCCTCCAACGATACTCCCGACCTTTGCATCCCCTGCACCATACAAGAATGCATAGATGAAAGTCTTTGCCTGATTTCTTGATTGAAGTCCTGCAGCCACTTGGTTTGCTGTGTGTATATCTCCGTGTAATATTTCATTTGTGTACCCCTCATCATCCATATAGTGTGCAAGCATTCTTAACTCAAGACCACTAGCATCACAACCTACAATTACATATCCTTCCTTTGCTTGAAAGATATTCCTAAAGTCTGCACCATAACCCCCTTCAATACCCCAGATAAGCTCACCCTTATCATCCTGCTTAGCCGCTGGTATCTGTGCCATATTAGGGTCAGAGTGTGTCATCCTACCTGTTACTGCACCATTAGTATTAACGTACCCGTGTATCCTAGTATCAGTACCTACCTTACCTAATATATTTCTAAGCATAGCTTCACGCTTAGAGATTAAGAAGTACTCAGCAATCAACACGCACTCAGGTATGTCAGTGATACCTTTAAGTACTGACTCATCTACAATAGCGTTACCTTTATCAGTAAACTTAGTAGGTGTCCAACCAAAGTGTTCAAGGTATCTAACAATCTGTTGTCTAGATGCTAAGTTAAACTCAGGGTACTCGATACATCCCCACTCCCTCTTGTCATTGAAGTGTGCACCCCTTGCCATCTGTTTAGCATAAGCCTTAGAAGGTCTACCATCTTTTAACATAGGGTTCTTTAGTACGTTAAGTTTAATGAAGGTAGGTAAAGGTTTAAATGTTTCTAGTACTTTATCTACTAGCCCTTGCTTACGTTCACATAGCTCAGCGTGTAGTACGTTAGCTTTCTTCTCATTAATTAACCAACCGTTAGTCTGTTGTTTATGAATGATGGTAGCTACTTGATGTTCTAACTCAATACACTCATCACTAAAACCTTTAAGGTCTTCAGTAACTAACATCTTATATACAGCTTCTGTGACTCTAACGTCTTGCTTACAGTACGCTATCATCTCAGGTGTTAGTCTAGTCCAATCATCATAGTCACCCTTAGGAAAGTTAAGGTACTCGCCCCACTTCTTAAGACCGTGACCACCTAACTTAGAAGGCTCAGATAATCTAGACATAACTAACGTATCAGTTATCTTCTTACCACTAAAGTCTATACCCCATAGGCGTTCAAGTACTGGTACATCATAGCCAATGATGTTGTGACCTATCACTTCATCAACATCGTCAACGTACTTCTGAAACATATCAGCATCTTTGAATACGTATGGGTCGTTAGGGCTACCTAGTTTGTGAGCACACACCACCCATATCTGTGTTGGGTCTAACCCATCAGCTTCTAAATCAAATATTAACTTATTCATCTTTAGCGTCCTCCCAATCTTTAATAAAGCGTTTACTGCATACTGCGTAAGTCCCGTCAGGCATCTTTATATATACTACATCATCAGAAAAGTCAGGCAAAGGTCCTATCTTTTCCATCGCTTCAGCCGCAGTCAGTATGTCATCCTTAAAACTCATCGTCATCTCCTGCATCGTTAGGGTTATCAACCTCTGTCATTCTACCTGTATCTTTATCATAGTACAAGTAACAAGCAGGTCCAGTAAGCCCACTGAATCTATTCTTTAGTACCCTAATAGTAGTAGTGTTGCGTATGATAGGGTCTTCATCTTGTCCGTTACGTTCAAGACCAATCACCATATCAGATAGTTGTCCAATACCTGCTGAACCTCTGAGCTGTGCTAGTGAAGTCATACCACCTTCCTCGTGTGCTGTACCTCCAGGTCTACGTAGATGACTAACCATAAACAAAGCAACACCTGTCTCTTGTACCAGTGTACGTAGCTTAGTAGCTATCTCATCAAGAGCCTTACGTTCATCACCATTCTGTTGGTCAGATACTAGGATAGATATGTGGTCAAGGAATATATACTTACAATCTAAACCTTTAGCCATATATCTAACACGACTAATGATATTATCAATGCTGTTAGAACCAAAGCTATCATATAAGAATACCTTACCTGTACCTAACGTAGCATCATAGTGTTTCTTTAACTCTTCCCTGTCCATATGTACATCAGGTAGATGTAATAGTTGATTAGCTGATAAGGACATAAGACTTAAGCCAGTACGTCTAATAGATTCTTCCATCATCAGTAGCCCTACGTTACCTTCATCTTCCATATTCATTAGGTAGTAGACTAACTCACGAATGAACTGTGACTTACCCATACCACTACCTGCTGTGATGGTAATCAATTCGTGTGTACGAATACCATAGGTTAGGTCATTCATTCCTTGCCAAGGGTACTCAACAAACGATTGATTGATTTCTTCTGTGACAACATTCCACATATCATCACCCCTAACAATACCATCAGGTGCAAATAGCTTAGCGTTCCACCAAGCCTCCATAAAGGATTGTTTCTTGTTTACCCTGAGCATATCATTAGCGTCTTTATAATCCTCAGGCATCGTCATAATCTTAGCCTTAGAGGGTGGGAATAACTCAGCTACTTTCTTAGCTGCGTCCTTACCTGCTTTGTCTGCGTCAAAACAAATAACAATTGTTTCAAAGTCATTAAAGAACTCAAGGTTTTTCTTTACATCTTTAGGTGCTGATGACGCACCATTGATAACACTTACTACTGCCCACTTGCTGCCCATCAATTCATAAGCAGCCATTGCATCACACTCACCCTCAGTGATAGTAATGTACTTACCTTTCTTTTGTACTGTGTGCATACCAAACAACTCTGCATCTCTAACAGTACCTTCAATACGGAAGTCTTTATCTTGTACGTCACGTATCTTTTGTGCTACTTGTTCACCATCTTTATAGTATGGATACAGATGGTTCTTAATACTACCGTCTTTGTTCCTACGTATAGTAACCCCGTACTTCTTAGTTGTATCTGAAGTAATCTTTCTATCTGTGAGTGCACCAGCCACACCCTCTGTTCTTATTGCTGATGGTTTACTTTCCGTCATTTGTTCTCCTATATATTCATTGTCATAATTCTGTCCGTGTGTTTGACAACTAAAACAGTGCCACGAGTCATCTTCATTAACACATACTGCATCAGATGAACCGCAAGCATCACACGGTAGGTGTCGAGCCTTCCAATTGGATTGGTTGTGGTCTAACTTGTCCATACTATTCTCCGTTCGTTAGAGGTAGAAAGGACATCCGAAGATGCCCTTAATGATTAACTACTCAGAGAGATATTAAAACTCCTCGGTAGTTGCTCCTTCGTTAGCGAACTCACTAACACCTGAACCACCTGCATATGGTACAAGGTCAACAACTTGAATGGCATTCAACATCTTACCAAGACCAAACTTCTTAGTCATTGCGTGTTCAAATGCAAAGAAACTAACCTTAACAAGTGAGTCATTACCAATCTCACTACCGTCCCAAGGATTCTTTTCACCGTCTACAATAGTAGGTGCTCCATTCTCTTTACCTTTAGCTGATGTTTCTTTACGTTGAAACTTAAAGATGTTTGTTTCTACTTCACCATCCTTGTGGTAAGGACGTAACCCCTCTTTAACTAGACGTTTCTTTTCTTTATCAGAAACTTCTAAGTCAAGTGACCAGTAGTTGTAATCCTTGTATTGGTCACCTACTACTAACTGATGTGGCAATACCTTTGCCCATTGTGCTTTACCTGTTGCAATCATTATATTTTTCCTTATGCTTTATAAGCATTGTTGTTATATTAAAACTAACCACCCTATGTAGTTAGTTACTTACCATTATACACACTCTTAAGAATATGTACAGAGTTTTTATACAATTTAGTTATTAAACTTTATTAATAAACTATCATATAAAACTATTGTTATTAGTTGTTGACAACTCCTAAGAGATTCTATTATAGCATATCTTTTTAGAGATGTCAACCCCAATTAACATAATTATGCAGCCAACCTAAGAACATCTAACATAGGTAATACTTTACGTACCTTCTGCTCCCTACTAATGATGGTGCTAGGTATGTTAGATTTATTCCTAACCTCTGCGTGAGATGACCAATCGGTTAGTGTATTAAATAATGCCCACAAGTTATGACCCATTTCAAATACATACTTCTGGTAGCTAGAGTTAAGTACCTCCATCATCTTATCGTTACCGTTAGCTAACTGTAGTAGTACATTGTTAGCTTCCCGTATGCTAATCTTAACTGTTGGGTACTGCTTCCAAAGTTCAGCATTCTGTAGGTAAACTTCAAGAGAATCTTCTAACTTGTTAATAGCATAGTCTACATCTAAACTCTTAGTGTGCTTACCATAGTACGAAGAGAAGCTATCACCAATGATTTGTCCGTTAGTACACAGCATTCTATACGCACCTACCATAGACATAAACTTCCAACTACCGTCATAACTATTGAGTACCGTTATCATTAAGTCCATCTCATCACCTTCTGTCACAGCAATCCTATGAGCGGGGAAACGATATGATACTACTGTCCTTGCACCATCGTGTGAATACTGTACGTCACGTATCATACCCTCTGTGTTTAGGTTAGACCTAGCAATAGCTCGTTCATACTGTGGTATGATGTCCGAGTTCTGTACTAGGTTATATCCTTTACCTACTACTGATATGATACGTCCAGTATCTTGTTCAACAATAGCCTTATGCTTAGGTGCGTGAACATCTAAGAATGTACCGTCTTCACTAGTCCATAGTGTTCTTTCTTCTACTTGTATAAAGTCGTTCATTTGTTTCTCCTTTTTAATTGTTTTCTTTTCTTTCTATATTTATTTACGTCACTGCGAGGTGCTAACCCTTTAGGGACATACTCTCTCTTATCATTACGATATACTAACCTTCCTTCATCTTCCATACCTATTACGTAATCACCTATTCTTGACATACGCTACCTCCCCTTCTTCTAATACGTCTGCTTCTGTAAACATAATACCTACTTGCTCACCTTTTCCTTTAGCTATCAGTGCCTTAGCTTCACTTAGGCTAATAGCTTCAACCTCATACAAGGTTGTCATCTTGCACTCAATCATATCCTCTTTCTTAAACTTAAATGTTTTCATTACGTCCACCTATTAAGTAGCTTCCAGAAATCATCAGGGTCATAGAACATTCTACTACTAATATAGTTAGTCACTTCCTTAGCAGTGCTTTTACCAAAACCCCCTTTATCTTTAGGTGGTGCTAACACCACAGCAGGGTCTGTATAACAAGACAGTCTAGTAGAGGCAGTAGATAGTAAACAACCTGTATGCTCTGCTACCATAGTACTAGTCCATTCAGACCCATCATCTAATACATATAAGCGTTTACCATTGTGTATCTTATGCTTCTCTCTAGGTCTAAACACTTCTTCTCTGTTAGTTGATTTAGTTAGTCTGTAAAAGGCACTACTGTGTGAACAACCTACCTCATCCATTACCATCTTAGTAGTCACTACACTATCATCATCTAACACCCATTGTTTTACTACACTACCCATTATACTTTCCCCTATTTAATCTCTTGTGTTCATCTAATAATTCCTTCATTAGTATCATACCTTCCTTGATATCGGATAGATATACCTTCTCATCATCACGAGGATTAGATTTAAGAGGACTTCTCTGCCTACCCCTTGCCTTGGTATTGCTGCACATATAATCCCTCCTTATTTACGTAGTATTCAGTCCCGTTATCTCTAATGTATTCCTCTTTATGTTCAGGCGTTGCGTTCTTATTATCTAACCACCACCCCATATAGGTATCGTCAGGTACACAGTACCACTCATCTTTATCTCTTACACAGTACATCAGCTGTCCTCCTTAATATTTAAATTCGTCTACGGGAAATACACCTTCCCCATCTAATTGTCTTTCAAAATCTTCAAAAGTATTCCATACGGTTACGTAACCCTCGCCTATAACTAACACCTTATCGTTATCGTGAACAACAGTCAGCATATTATGACCACCACCATCAAATTGATATGTCCTCATACTTCCTCCTCACAAATATCTTTAATTTCTCTAAGTCTATGTCTAAGCATAACATTCTTATCCACCAAATGCTTCCACCCTTTACCCTTAGTAACAAACCTATCCCATACATCAGGTGTACCACAAGCAATATCCCCTACATCAGTATCGGTCAAGGTACTGTCGTTGTATTTGATAAACTCAGCCATATTCTTATTCTCATAGGCTAGAGTATCACGCTCATCTGTTCTGTTTTCTAAATGTCGTTCAGCATCATCTAAATCAAGTTCAATATTGTCATACTTATTAATCTCAATTATTAACTCAGTCTTTAGTTGCTTGTTCTCTTTAATGAGTCGCTCTCTATCTTGTCTAATCTCATCAAGTTCAACAGCCATATCATCTATTTGTTCTGCAAGTGCAGTTCTGTAATTGTATTTCATTTTATTCCTCCTCCTCTAATATATATCTATCAACAAAATGGATTGTATCTCTAATCTCATTATCAGCATCTTGATAATGTTTGTTATCAATACTATCAATAACCTCTGCCCATCTGTTGGCAGATTGTTCATTGTCTTCACGATTTGTTACCGCTAAGTAGTCCTCATAACTCCATTCAAATTTTAATATTCTATCTCTGTTCATTTCACTTCTCCTTCTTATTATAAACTATTACTACACACCCTAGGTATGAGTGTATCTCTTTAACATTATCATACATATTGTACTTCCTTACTCATTCTAAGTATATTATTCATACTATCCCCATAATGTCTTTCAATATCACTATCCATATTTTCATAACACTTAATTGAATTTAGTTTGTCATAACACCTCAAGGTATCAGCACTAATAAACATATATAGATTGTCTTGTAAGTAGTTGTGCATTGCTTCTTCTTCAATCATCTTCTTTTGTCTTTTAATTAACTTTCTCATTCTTTATTCCTCCAATCTGATAATTCTACTAATATCTTACATCTTAAAGGGTCATAAACCTGATTACCTTTCTTATCCAATAGATATACATCATCTATGTCATAACCCTCTATCCTTTCGGCTGAGAAGTAGTAGTCTATTAGGTCATCCAGTGTTAATGACACTACCTCTTCTCTATATTCTAGCATTAATTTACTCATCTTCGTCTAGCTCCCTAGTTAATTGTTTAATCTCTTCTATTAGTGGCTTAATATGTTTGAAATATTCATCCGTTGAAAAGTCATCGTTTAAGTAGGCTTCTCGTAGTGGTCTCATCTCTTCATATAGTTTATTTAATCGTCTTAATGGTTTAAGTTGATTACTCATCTTCATCTTCCTCCACTTCAATTGTGTATATCTCAGCACCGTCATATCTAGCGTCACAGCCCCAAGTATCTTCATACGCTTGTTGGTAGGCTAGTTCTGTTGCTTGTTCCTCATTCTCAGCATCAACCACCACAGTTAATACGGTTGTTATATCTACTTCTACTCTATATTTAGTCATTTTTATTCTCCACTTCCTTATTAATTAACTTGTTTAAATCTATCGCCATCACTAGGGCAAACATCATTAAACCCACTGCTATTGCAAACATTATTGTTATTACTATTGACTGCATTATAGTACCTCCAAAAATCTAATCTTATCTGCAAGATACCACAACCCACCTTGACTATCGGGTCTATGTAATGTTTCATAGTTGGCTATCTCTACCTTAACCCACACTCTATCTCTCTCTGATAGATGAGGTGCTTCGGGCTTAGAGGTACAGTGCCACCCCTGCCTAACCTTAAAGCCTTTAGTTGGATGACACTCACTTGGATACCAAGTATCAAAGTTAATACCTAACTGCTTGTTAATGAATAGTGGTGTTAGTTTTCCACTCTTTAACTTACGTACTAGTTTATAAGCAATCATAGTTACCCCTTAACAAAGTAATCTGTACCACCTGCTCTAACAGCAGTAACAGTATCAAGGTTAATAGTTCTGTACCCTTTGGCTTGTACATCATAGATAGTTTTATATGCATTCCAATCTGCCACTACCTTGTTAGTACCACCTCTTAAATGTTTGGTAACTTTAAATCTACCGTTCATAGTTCGCCATTCACCATTCTTCTTTCTGAATTGTACGGTTACAAACTTATGTCCATTACGAATTAATACATCTTCAATCTTTACTCTTGCTAATAACACTTGTTTTCTTTTATTCATTTTATTCACCTATAAATTTTAAATAGTTTCTTTCACATTCAATAAATAATAATGTTTTAATGATATCATTAACCAGTATTTAGTTATCGTTTGTTAATAAACTGTTTATTTTAAATAACAAAGCCACTTACATCTTTCTTGGCTTTACCTTTTGCTTTCAATCCAACAATGACACCTTGCTCATCATCAAATCTAAAGTCATTGACATCACCATCAATAACCTTACGCCCCATAAATGTAGCAGGTAATTCTTTACGAAATACTACCGCTACGTTATGAGATGTTTCTTTAATTACTTTATCAACCAATGGCTTATACTTATCCGTACCACTGTAACTAAATGTTAAGTGATAGTTAGGCGGTACATCTTTAAAAGCCCATTTCAAATTCTTAGTGTAGTCATAGAATTGTACATCTGGAAACTTCTCTATCACTTTCATATAGTTAATGTCTGATAGTACATTCAACCTAATAGCAGGTTTAACACCTAACAGTTCACACTTACGTTTGAAAGCAGAGATATCCCCCTCAACAGTAGCCATAAACCCTTGACGGTCATCTCTATAAAACTCTGTCTTTCTAGTCCTTGCTTGTTTAACGTTAGAGAAAGCACCTCTACCTGCACTCTCTAAACACCCTTGTTTACACCCTGCACAATCAGACATCGGACATACGTTGATACCCTCTACCTTATCAGCAGACATTAAAGATAATCCTGCAACAATATACTCATCACCGTTATCTTTAACTATCTTTGCGTTAGTACCTGCACTTAACAAGTTACCACCCCACTTTACATCTTTACTTTTTAACATAATTATTATTCCTTATGATTTGTTATCTCTAACTTAGAACAATCAATAACGTAAACACCATTGTCCCCGTTATCTGTATCTAAGTATTTACATATACCTATACCTAACGATTGATTACCACCAAAGAAATTACCAATGGTTTGAATCAATCTTGCTTTAGTATAATTATAATCCCCTACGATATCACCTATTAAATCTTTAGTTGATTTCAAAAAACCCTCAATAGATTCTCTACCACCATTCCAATGAAGATAAATACCTATCTCATCTTCATCGTACTCAGGATTTCTACCGTTCTTTAAACATAATACTGCTCTGTTACCCATAATTATTATTCCTTTTATTATTTAGTTTTTAAGCCTATCTCATCAGTATCAAGGTGGCTAATCCTTAATAGACATATCTTAGATTTCCCAACCACAATCGTAGCACTAAGATATGTTTCAACTAAAGCATTTATCTTTTATCTTTTTCTTTTAACATATTATTTTTCCCCGTAGTAATGTTTCAATAATAAATCCCCGTAATACCTATTAGCATCTTGATATAACGTTTCATAATCATTATATTTTTCTAGTGTTTCCAAGTCATCACAATCCAATGCGTTAAATTTCACACCTAGTTTAGTCCACTTTACAGCACTTTCAATATATGACTTCTGTTTCTTATTTAACTTTCTCATCTTTTACATTCCTTTTTTATGATACCTAACACCCATATAAACATTATCATCATATAGAATAAGCCACCAAATACCAAATACACATACAAATCCATAGCATCATTAGTATTCATAATACGCCCTCTCATTTTCTACATCTACCATTTCAAACTCATTCAAACTAACAAACTCATCTACAAAGTCTGATAGTACAAAGTCATTATCAATACCGTTTAGTGTTACATCATCTTGATTATTATTATCAAATTCAAAATTTACATTAGTCATTTTTATTTCCTCATTGTTTAGTTATAGTTATTAGTTATCTTATACCACGCATAAAATAATGTTGATTGCAATCATACAACCATTTATTATTTAAGTAGTTTTCTTTTAATCTTAAATATCTTTTTAATTTTTTTACATTTATTAAAGTCATAGTTTTTTTATCCTATTATTGTTTAATTATCAATCACTAATAAACAGTTTATTAATAGAATATTTAAATAACTATCTAAATAAACAGTTTATTAGCACCTTCAAACATTCATATTTTAGATATAAGCAACTATTATCTATAAAGGTATATCAATACCCTATAAAAGAATAATAACGGCTTAAATAGAGAATATAAGCGTTTAATAATAAAATAACTAATAACACCATTAACAATCTTTTTATTATTTTTTTGATAATAAACAGTTTATTTGTGATAAGTTTTAGTTACCTTATTATTAAAAACTTAAAAAGGCTTTATCGATAAATGCAAAAATCCCCTAATTAAAGGGGATTAATTGTTTTTGTTTTTAGTGGTATTTATTTATTTTGAGATAGTAAAAAGGCTTTAATAACTTTATCCGATAATTTCGCTAATTCTTTGTTATATGCCTTGCGATTTTCACTTATAACAGTCTTATTTTTATCATTTTGATATTTTCGGATAGTTTTATAAGTGGTGGTTTTATCAATAACTTGATTATCTTTTAAATATGATTTAACCGCACTTATAACAGTTTTAAACGTTCCCGTTAATGGTTTTGCGGTTGATTGATTTTTAATGCCTTTCTTTCTAAGATAGATATTATTTGTTTGATAGTCTGATACTTGCTTATTTTCAAAACTTGCAAAATCCAAATCCTTATACATTTTTACAATATCGTCGCAAATGGTTGTTTTTGTGATGTTTAATTTAAACAATTCTTTGTCCGTTTTATTGGATAGGTTTAATAAGTTTTCAAATTGTGATATCTTTTTATTTTTAACGTTTGTGGGTGTAGTGTTGTTCGCTGTTTGTGTATTTTTTTGTTTTGTAGTAGTCATTTTTTTATCCTATTAAATTGTAAATAAACAGTTTATTTACGTAGTTATTAAATGTTGTATTTTTACAACATTTGTTGCGTTTTTGCAACATATACCAAAAAACACCTTTGTTTATTGATATGGTTGCCACTATACACGAAAAAAAACATTTGTCAAACTATTTTTTAACTATCACGTTATTATAATATGCTAATATAGTTGGCTCATAAAAGAATATGAACGTGCGCGCGTAGCATAGTTTTTAATCTTTGTCAAGTTATTTTTTAACTATTTGCGTATTATTATATTATTATATTGTAATAGTCTTATATAGTTGATGCAAATGAGAATTATTATCATTTAGATTTATATTAGAGTATCATAATATTATTTTATGCCTATATAACGGTATTCTAATGCACTGTAAACCACTTTAGAGTATCATAATATTCTTATATAGTTAATGAGAATGATTATCGTTTACATTATGAGTATATTATGATATTCTTATGTAATATCCTATATAAATGCGAACGATTCTCATTTGTATTCACTAATGCGAGTGATTCTCATTTGTATTCGCACGGGGTACGCAGGGGACACCCCACCCCCCTAGTATAATTATAGCCTTAGTTTACATTTTACACAGAAATACCTTGTCAACCACATAGCTCTAAAAAGGCTCTGTATAGGCTTTTCGCGGAACACTAAGAATTATTTTTAAACTATTTACGTTTTAGGGGTTGACAAAACCTCTAAACAGGTGTATAATATATCTTAGAGATATCTTAAAAAGTTTAGTTAAATAATATTTATAAGAAGTTAATTATAATTAGTTATAGATAATTGTTATAGATATTGTTTAATATAATTTATTACATAACTTACTAGGAACTCATTATGAGTTCTTATACAATATCTAAAGAACTCTTATAGTAGCTTAATTATAACTACTACTATATGCTTTGTTTAGGTTGTTAGACAAAACAGGAAGGTGTTAGATGGCTGTACCACAATCAATGTTAGATAAGAAGAGGAATTATACAGAGAAGCAACAGAGTTTCTTAGATGCTATGTATGACTCTAAGACTGGTGATGTTAGACAAGCTATGATTGTAGCAGGGTACGATGGGAAAGCTCCTTCTACATTCTTATTACAATCTTTATCAGATGAACTAATAGAGATAGCTAGTCATACGTTAGCTAAGAATGCTCCTAAGGCTGCTAACAAGATAGTAGATATTATGACTAGTGATACTCCTATACCACAAGTAACACAGAAACTACAAGCAGCTCAGACTTTGTTAGACAGAGTAGGAGTTGTTAAAGAACAGAAGATGAACGTAGAACATAACGTATCTGGTGGTATCTTTGTTATACCTGCTAAAGAGGAACTAACTGTTGATGCTGAGGAGGTAGAGTGTGAGTCTATTAACTAACACAGGTGAGTTACATATTAAGATGAAAGGTTCTACTATACCTTTTGGTTATGAATCTATTGAAGAGATACCTGGTTACGTTAGACCTGTAATAACACAACTAGAAGCATTAGAGGAAGCTAAGGATTATGTTAAACAAGGGGCTTTCTCATATAGAGATGCTGCTAGTTGGTTAGAAGCTACTACAGGTCGTAGAGTATCTGCACAAGGGTTACATAAGATGATGAAGAAACACGGTGATACTATAGATGGCTAATAAGCAAGGATTAGCAGAGAAAGATATACCTAAGATTTCTATAAAGGAATGTAAGGAACAGTTCCCTGATTTAGATATAGATACTCTTGATACTGTAAAAGGAAAGGTACGATTAAAGTTAGATGGTACTCCTAGAAAGAAGAGAGGATATAAGAAAGGTATACCACGTAAGTATTCTAAAGTTAAAGGGGCTGCTCCCCAACGTAGAATAAATAAAGTAGCGGCAGGTAAGAAGAAGTCTCAGGCAGCAACAAAGATACGTAACGCTGAGGAAGGTACTCTACGTTCTAGTATTGTTAGTGATAAAGAGATAGCTACATCAGTAGGACAAGAGGATGCTAAGGTAGCGTTTAAACCTAACCCTGGACCACAGACAGAGTTCTTAGCAGCACCAGAGAAAGATGTACTGTATGGTGGTGCAGCTGGTGGTGGTAAGTCATACGCTATGTTAGTTGACCCGTTACGTTATGCACATAGACCACAACATAGGGCTCTTATCCTTAGACGTTCTATGCCAGAACTACGAGAGCTTATTGATAAATCAAGAGAACTATATCCTAAAGCATTCAAAGGTGCTAAGTTTAAAGAAGTAGATAGAACTTGGAAGTTTCCTTCAGGAGCTACTGTACAGTTTAGTTTCCTTGAGAAGGACGCAGATGTATATAGATATCAAGGACAAGCATATAGTTGGATAGGGTTTGATGAGATAACACACCTACCTACTGAGTTTGCTTGGAACTATCTAGCGTCTAGACTTAGAACAACAGACCCAGAGATACAAACATATATGAGATGTACAGCTAACCCTGGTGGTTCTGGTGCTCATTGGGTAAAGAAGAGATACATTGAAGCTGCTCCCGCTAATGAATCATTCATTGGTGAAGACGATATGACACGTAAGTTCATACCTGCTTTGTTAGATGATAACCCTTATCTATCTGGTACAGACTATAAGAAGATGTTAGCATCTCTACCTCCTGTACAACGTAAACAATTACTAGAAGGTAACTGGGATATTAATGAAGGTGCTGCCTTTGTAGAGTTTGATACATCTATACACGTCATACCTCCATTTGATATACCTCCTAGTTGGAATAGACTTAAAGGTGTTGACTATGGTTATGCGGCAGAGTCAGCAGTTATATGGGCAGCTGTAGACCCTAATGACGATACTCTTATCATCTATAGAGAGTTATATCAAAAAGGATTAACAGGTGAAGACTTAGCAGAACGAATGACAGCTTATGAACAAGGTGATGCTTTCTCTATCCCTGGTGTGTTAGATACAGCAGCTTGGAACAGAACTGGTTATACTGGTCCTACTATTGGTGAGATACTTGTTAGAGCAGGACACAAGCTAAGACCAGCAGATAAAAATAGACTAGCAGGTAAGGTACAGGTACACGAAAGACTTAAACAGAATAAGACAGACGGTAGACCTAAGATGCAGATATTTAATAGCTGTCCTAATCTAGTTAGAGAACTACAGACTATACCCGTAGATAAAACAAGACCAGAGGACGTAGACACTAAAGCAGCAGACCACGCATATGACGCATTAAGATATCTTATTATGTCTAGACCACGCTCAACTACCTTTAATGAGATGTTTGAGTTTAAAAAGAACTTAGATATACCTCAAATGGCAGATACTACTTTTGGTTATTAATCAATGACTTACAATTATTTTCAAATTAATTTGCATTTAGGGGTTGACAAAACCTCTAAACAGGTGTATAATAGTATATACAAGTTATAAAAATATATAATATAAATGGCTAAGAAAGAAGTCCCTCTGGATATAAACGAAAACCCTACGCCATTTGTATCTGCAGATGAGCTAGTACAGCCTGTATCACCAGAAGAAGGCACTAGTGAAATCTTTATATCTAACCTAGCTAGATTAGTAGAAGAAAGATTCGAGTCAGCTGAGAGAGGCAGACGAGATGACGAGAAGAGATGGTTAGAGGCTTACCACAATTATCGTGGTATCTATAACAAGAACATTAAGTTTAAAGAGAACGAGAAGTCTAAGGTATTCATTAAGGTTACTAAGACTAAAGTACTTGCAGCTTATGGTCAACTTATAGATGTAGTATTCTCAGGGGCTAAGTTCCCTATTCAAATTCAAGAGACTATACTCCCAGAAGGTATTGCAGAGTATGCTCATCTAAATCCTTTACAAGAACAGAACGGTGGTCCTATGGACACATCACCTGAACTAGAAGGTAACTTAGACTATTCACCTACAGAAGGAATCACTAATGATAATGTAGGTAACTTCGACCCTTACGATGTAGGTTATGAAGGTGATGGTAATACGTTAGCTCCTGGAGCAATCCAGACTGACACTGACAAATTCTTAGGTTCTCTTGAAGAAGAGTATCAAAATGAAGGAGGTGATACAGTAGTCTCGGAGGGTGCATCGAGAGCACCAGAACAACCACAGATTCAGCCCGCTCAGATAGCTGCTCGTAGGATGGAGAAATTAATTCACGACCAGATTGAGGAATCTAACGGAGCAACTGAATTACGTAACGCAATCTTTGAATCGGTACTATTAGGTACTGGTATCATCAAAGGTCCATTTAATTATAATAAGACTATACATAAGTGGACCAAGGGAGAGAGTGGTAGAGAATACACTCCTGAAGAAGTAAGAGTACCACGCTTAGAGTTTGTTAGTGCTTGGGACTTCTACCCTGACCCTAACTCAACAGATATCGAAAGTGCTGAGTGGACAGTACACAGACATAAATATAATAAGACACAACTAAGAGCGTTAATGAATCGCCCTTACTTTGATAAGACTAAGATATCAGAATGTATTAAGCAAGGATATAATTATCAGAAGCGTTCATTTGAAGATGAGATTAAGTTAGATAATAATTCATCTACATTCACAGACACAGAAAGATTTGAAGTACTAGAGTACTGGGGCGTTATGGATGCCGAGTACGCTAGAGATGCAGGGTTAGACATTGACGATAGTGTTGATGACCTAGAAGAGATTCAAGTTAATGCTTGGGTATGCCAAGGAAAGATACTACGCTTAGTAGGTAATCCTTTCAAACCTTCTAGACTACCATACAATGCAGTACCGTATGAGAAGAATCCATACTCTTTCTGGGGTATTGGTGTTCCAGAGAATATGGAAGACTCACAACAGATTATGAACGGTCACGCTAGAATGGCTATTGATAACTTAGCGTTAGCTGGTTCGTTAGTCTTTGATATTGATGAAGCTGCTTTAGTAGCAGGACAATCAATGGATATCTACCCAGGTAAGATATTCAAGAGACAAGCAGGTATGCCTGGTCAATCTATCTATGGACTTAAGTTCCCTAACACTGCACCAGAGAATATGCAGATGTTTGATAGGTTTAGACAACTAGCAGATGAGTCTACAGGTATCCCATCATACTCACACGGTAACACAGGTGTACAAGGTATGACTAGAACAGCATCGGGTATGTCGATGCTTATGGGAGCTGCCTCATTAAACATTAAAACAGTTGTCAAGAACCTTGATGACTTCTTATTAAAACCATTAGCTGTAGCATTCTATCAATGGAATATGCAGTTCTACGAAGGAGAATTAAATGTTGTTGGAGACCTTGAAATTAAAGCTACAGGCACTAGCTCGCTTATGCAGAAGGAAGTTAGGTCACAGAGACTCACTACGTTCCTTCAGTCAGTTCAGAACCCAGCTGTCGCTCCTTTTGTTAAAGTATCTAAAATCATTCAAGAGTTGGCTTACAGCCTTGACTTTGACCCTGAAGAAATAATCAACTCACCTGAAGAGGCGGCAATCTATGCAGAAATTATCGGACTTCAAAATCAGCAACAACCACCTGGAGCAGATGGTCAACAATCCCCTATGGGTGAAGGTGGAGGAGTACCTGGAGGTGGAGCAGCTGAAGGTGTTACAGGCAATGGCGGCGGCAACATCGGAACAGGAAATGTACCGATGCCAGGGGAAGGTGAATTTAGTCAAGCAGCTCCTACTGCTCCGTAATAACGTAGTTAGCTAATGGCATTACTGGAACACGAAGGTGAAATCCCAGAAGAGTATCTCACAGGTTTCGAGAGAGAGATGCAAGAAACTACTGATGGTAAGGTAACAAAGAGCTGGAAAGAATACGCTAAGGGTTACGTACCAAGAGATACTAAAGAAGTAAAGTTTGACGAAGTAACGAATAAGACAGCTTGGTTTAAAGATAAGGATGAACTGGGAAAACAAACTCTTTCAGGTTCTTGGCAAACAGAATCAGGAAAACTGGGAAGACAGAGGGAACAAGTAGACAGAGCTTCTCAATTAATGAGAGCTTGTAAGATGGGAGATACAAGTGCTTGTGACTTAATCCAAGCAAGTACCCCAGGATTTTCGTCTGATAAATTTAAAGCTTCACAAAAGAGAGGGATGATGAGCCCATACCAAAGAAAAGGATTTGCACAGGGTGGTATGTTAGACCAAACAGCTAAGCTGTGGAAGATGGAATCAACTTACCCAGAATTTCAAAAAGGCATCGCTTCACGCGTAACCAAAGATAGAGTGCCTACAACACCAATAGAGGAAGAATATATGTATAGTCCAACACAAGGCGGATACCCACAAGGATACGCAGAAGGTGGTTCAGTTTATGACACAGAAGGTTCTATGTTAGCACCTGAAGTACCGTTAGATTTTGAAGAAGAAATGCCTATGATGGAAGAGGAGTCTGAACTAGGATTATCTCCTGAAGAGACTGAGGTGTTAGCTCAAGCAATGTCTGATTATCCAGAACTAGAGGGTATCTTAAATAAAGTAGATAGTACACTTAATGATTCATTCACAGGGGATGGTTCTGTAGAAGGACCAGGTACAGAAACAAGTGACTCTATTAATGCTAAGCTATCAGACGGTGAGTTCGTATTCACAGCTAAAGCAGTTAAACAATTAGGTGTAGATAAGCTACGTAAGATGATGGACAAAGCTGAAACAGATTATGATGAAGCAGGTAATAAACAAGCCTTTGCTCAGATGGGTGACGCTGGTTTTGCATCGGGTGGTTTCTTCACACGTCCTGGTTATGAACACGGTGGTGAACATACAGAGAAACCTCAATCAACTAAAGAAGATGTCACCTGGTACGAAGCATTAGGTTCAAAGCTTAAGGAGGCATCAAGGCGTTGGACCGAAGGTATGTCACACGGGTCGCGCGGTATAGGTTATGAGCTTGGTACACGAGACCGACTTAAGGCAGAACAACGACTCAAGGCAGAACAATACCTAGACCAAGAGGAACAAAACCAACCCAGCGCAGAAGATATTAGAGAAGGTATGAGCCTATTCAAATAAATTAACTATAAACCCCCAGCTAAACTGACGAGACACAAGCTGACTTTGTAGTGACAACCCCAAGGCTACCCCCTACTATGTAGGAGCACCTTGGATTTTTAAATCTCGCAAGAGATGAGCAACCCCGAAAGCCACCCCATAACAATGGGCACTTAATGGAGGTCAATATGACAACAGCAACAGCAACAAGAACGGAGGAAATCCAACAACCACAAGCAAACCCTTATAACGCTAATAAGAAATGGGACAACAGTAACAAAGATGCCAAACTAGGTATTGAGTCTGCTGATGATTCCTTAGCTTACCTAGCCCCTCGTAAGGAAGCAGTAATATCTAATGGTAAGACACCAATCTTAGAAGAAGAAAAAGTTACTACAGATACTGCAGACAAAGAGGCTACCCAGGTAGACGATACTTATAAAGAAGAACCTAATGAGAAATTCAAGAAGGTAGACTTTAAAAAACGTTATGATGATTTGAAGAAACATTATGATAGAAAACTAGGAGACTGGAAATCTAAAGAGCAATCTTTAAAAGCAGAGATGCTTTCTAATCGTCCTACTTATAATGCCCCTAAAACCCCAGAAGAACTGGCTACTTTTAGAGAGGACTATCCTGATGTTTATGATGTAGTAGAAACAGTAGCACATATGAGAGCTGAAGAGCAACTGTCTGATTTACAGGCACAAGTTAAACAGCTATCAGAGAAAGAGTACGTAGCAAATCGTAGAGCGGCAGAGCAAGAGCTCCTAAACCTACACCCTGACTTCACCCAGATTAGAGAATCTGAAGAGTTCCACGACTGGGCACGAGTTCAACCTGAAGCAATTCAGTCTTGGATTTATGAGAATGATGGAGATGCTACGTTAGCTTCTAGAGCTATTGACCTATACAAACAGGATGTTGGAGTCTCCACGAAGGCTGAGGCTGTGTCGAAAAAAACTAGTCCAGAAAAAGATACGAGAGGTTCGGCTGCAGATGCAGTATCAGTTAAAACGAAAGTTGACACTAATGCACCTCAAGAGAAAGTTTGGACAACCTCAGAAATCGCTAACCTTTCTGTTGACCAGTATGAACAGTATCAGTCTGAGATTGATGCAGCTTTTCAAACTGGGAGAATTAAAGAAGGTTAGTATTATTAAGTAATGATAGATTGCACCCTTATTAAATAGGTTGCTTGATATCTAAATAGGAGAAATATTATGGGCTTTGAAACAGGCGCATCAATGAACTTCGACCCAGCCATTACGGGGCAAACAAACTCGTCTTGGTTACCAGAAGTTTTTTCAAAGAAAGTACAAGTTGCTTTCCGTAAATCAGCAGTAGCTGAAGCAATCTGTAACACTGATTATATGGGTGAAATCGCTCAGTTCGGTGATACAGTTAACATCATCAAAGAGCCACAGATTAGTGTAAATGCTTATACTCGTGACTTAGCATTGTCAAGTACTGACCTTACTGATGAAGAATTAGTTCTTCAAGTAGACCAAGCGCAATACTTTCAATTTGAAGTTGATGACTTAGAAGCACGTTTCTCACACGTAAACTGGCAACAGATTGCGTCTGATAATGCTGCGTATAAGTTAAAAGACTCTTTTGATAGTAACGTACTGTCAGCAGCTGTAACAGGTGCTACAACTAATACGTATGGTTCTGCGTCAGCACCTATTGATGTTGGTCACGACTCAGGTGAAGTTGACCCGTTGAATGTGTTAGCACGTTTAGCTCGTCAGTTAGATGATAACAATGTTCCAGAAGAGAATCGTTGGGTTGTTGCATCACCTTCATTCTACGAAGAGTTAGCACAGACTAGTTCTAAGTTGATGTCAGTTGATTACAATCAAGGTGACGGTGGTCTTCGCAACGGTCTAGTTGCTTCAGGTTCACTACGTGGCTTCAAGATGTATAAGTCTAACAATATGCCTACCGTAACAGGTACTGGTTCGTACACAGGTGCTGCGTTACCTACTGTACTAGCAGGTCATATGTCAGCTATTTCTTGTGCACAGTCTTTATCTACTGTTGAGACAGTTCGTTCTACTACTTCATTCCGCGACATCGTAAGAGGTCTATTGGTATGGGGTCGTAAAGTATTACGTCCTGAGTCTTTAGCACTAGCTACTGTACAAGTTTACGACTAAATCGTAACCCTTAGAGAGTCCTTCATTGGGCTCTCTTCCACATTATATAAGAGGAAAGAATGGCAGATAATCAAACATACTTAGGATTAACTAATGAAATATTAGGTGAACTTAACGAAGTCCAACTTACCTCTTCTAACTTCGCTGCCGCTAAAGGTATTCAGAAGTTTGTTAAAGATGCTATAAACAGAGCGTACTTTGATATTGCCAACGAGAACCCAGAGTTCCCTTGGCTATCTACATCTTGTGCAGGCGTTGATAACCAAGAGTACGGAAATACTTTTGTAGATTCTGTAGCAGGTACTAGATGGTACTTCTTAAAGAAACACTCTAGTGGTTCTCACGGCACAGCTAAAGACTTTGGTCGTATTGACTGGGATAACTTCTACCTGACTACAGAAGACGTAGGTACTTGTTCTGTTTTAGGTGTATGTTCAGACAGTACTTACACAACAGCTGACACTTGTGTAGCAGCCAGTAAAGTATGGACTGACTACGATACTTCATCTACTTGTGTATCACCTAATACTTGGACAACAACACACACTACACCACACACCAGACAGAACTTAAAGTTCACAACAATTGAATCTTGGCGTAAGCATTATAGAGAGTCTGATGATAACGCTAAAGATAGTGGTGAGTATGGTCAACCTACTAAGGTAATTATGTCTCCGTGCGGTCGTAAGTTTGGACTCTCCCCGTTGCCAGATAAAGCGTACAGAATCTATTTCTATGCTTGGGAACAGATTAATGAGTTAGAGAACGATACAGATACTGTACGATACCCAGAGCAATGGACAGCAGTCTTATCAGCTAGAGCTCGCTATTATGTGTGGCAGTTCAAAGAGAACATCCAACTAGCGGCATTAGCGCTAGACGAATATAAGAAAGGCATTAAACTTATGAAGGCTTATACTGGTAAACCACAGCCTTCAATAATGACTGACGATAGAATAAGGTTCGTATAGGATATGGCAGTAGAACAAGGAATAGCAATATCAATTGGTGGTGGTCTTGATAAGACCTCTTCATCTTATGACTTGTTTAAAACTCCTGGTGTTGCTACACGTTTAAAGAACTTCGAGGCATCTCTTCACGGTGGTTACCGTAGAGTAAACGGCTATCGTAAATTCTTATCTAGTCCTGTGATAAGCGTTACTATAACGGATGGTGGTACGGGATATGACGCAGGTACAACTGTAGCATTCACTGATGAAGACGGTAACGGTAGCGGAGCAGCAGGGACAGTTACAGTTGTTTCTGGTGTTATTACAGCTGTTACAGTTACGTCAGGTGGTACTGGATATCAAACACCGCCCACTATATCTTTCCACTCTACGGGAAGCCCTGTAGATAAAGCAGTAACGGTAGCGGTACTAAATACAGAGCTAACACCTTCTGGTGGTACAACGCCTATTAAAGGTGTATATGCTTATGCCGAGGGTGGTTGGGCTTGTCAGAACGGTAACATTTATTGGTCTGAGGACGGTTACACTTGGGCACAAGTTAATAAGGACTACGGTACTTGTTCTTCAGGCGGACATACTACACAGCAAACGTGCGAGGAATCTAACGCCACTTGGACAGCTGATTGGGCGACTACTACAGATTTATCTACAGCAACAGCTGTATCCCTAAACACAGATGGTAGGTATAACTTTTCAGAGTACATCCCAGCTTCTGTACCTAACGCACGTATCACAGCAGTTAATGGCGCTGACGCTCCAGTATACTTAGAGACTAAACTAGATAGTGGTGTACGTAAATTTAAGTTCTATAGAGGGCTATATGACGCGTTCGGTTTATCTAAGTCTACGCCAGTGTATGCTGATATCCCTAAACCACAATACGTAACAACTCACGATGACCACACGGTTATTGCAGGTTGGACAGATAAACCTGAAACGTTATATTATAGTACTCGTTACGATGACGCAGACTTTACAGGTGCTTCAGCAGGACAAATTAATACAGGTGACGAGCTAACGGGCGTAAGAACTTTCCGTAGTGAGCTCGTAGTATTTGGTAGAAATAGTTTAAGTAAGTTACTAAACATCAGCAGCAGTACCAACATTTCTCTAGTGGATATCACAAAGAACATTGGTTGTGTAGATGGTTTTTCTATTCAGGAGATTGGCGGTGACCTAGTATTTCTCGCACCTGACGGTATTCGTACAGTGGCTGCAACAGCCCGTATTGATGATATTGAGTTATCCTCTATCTCACACAAGATTCTACCTATCATTAATGATATCGTGAATAACATTCATAGATATGATTTATCTTCAGTTGTTATCCGAACACAGAATCAATATAGATTATTTTACTGTAACGCTACTACAGGTAAGCTAGCACAGAAGGGTGTTATCGGCACATTTAAGATTAGTCCTCAAGGTTTACCAGTATGGGAATGGGCAGAGACACAAGGTATTTCGGTATCTACATTAACTTCTGGTTTTGACAGTCGTAACGTAGAGAGAGCGTACCACGGTGACTACCAAGGTTATGTGCATATGCATAACGTAGGTAGTACATTTGATGGTAGTCTTATCGATGCTGTATATAAAACACCTGATATTGACTATGGTGATATTGGTATTAGAAAGACACTACACTTTACTAAGTTATCTATCAAGCCAGAAGGTGAAACAGATATTAACTTAGATGTACGTTATGACTTTGAAGACCCAGAGATTCCACAACCTGCGGTATTCCCTTTAGGTTCTATCTTAGCTCCTTCACTATTTGGATATGCTATCTTTGGTACATCTAAGTTTGGTACACCAGAAGTACCTATGAAACGTTTGAACTTATGGGGTAGTGGTTTCTCTAATAGCTTTAAGTTCTCAAGTAAAGACACACATCCACCGTACTCAATCCAGGGTATGTACGTAGATTTAATTCCATCAGGAAGGAGATAAAAGAATGGGAAATTCATATACGAGACAGTCATCTTTTTCTGATGGCGACACTATTAACTCAGGCTTATTCAACGATGAATATGACCAGTTAGTACTTGCGTTTAGTAGCACAACAGGACACACACACGATGGTTCAACGGGTGAAGGCGCAGCTGTCACAAAGGTAGGTCCAGCACAAGATGTTATTGTATCGGGTACTACAGTATTACCTAAAACATCTAACGCTATTGACCTAGGCTCTTCTACTTATAAGTTTAAAAACGCTTACTTTGCAGGTAACATTACAGCCGATGGCTCTATTACTTATAACGGTAACGTAGTCTTAGGTAGTGATGCTGCTGACACAGTAACGATTAACGGCACTATTCAAGGTGGTTCATTATTATTTGAAGGTGCTACAGCAGACGCTCACGAACTTACGTTAGCTATCCCTAACGCTACTTCAGACATTACTGTTACGTTACCTAACGCTACAGATACTTTAGTAGGTAAAGATACAACAGATACATTAACTAATAAGACATTAACATCTCCAACTATCACAGGTAACACTACCTTTAGTGATGGTGCTTATGACTTTGATATTGCATCTCACGATGGTACTAACGGTCTTAAGTTAGGTAGTACATTAGTTACAGCTTCAGCAGCTGAGTTGAATACTATGGATGGTATTACCTCTACAACTGCTGAGTTGAATAAGCTCGATGGTTTTACTGGTGCTGTTGGTGACCTTAACTACGCTAAAGACTTAAACGCTACTGGAGTAACAACCTCTGAGTTTGATATCTTAGATGGTCTAACAGCTACCACTACAGAGCTTAATTTGATGGATGGTGTCACAGCTACAACGTCTGAATTAAACATCTTAGACGGTGTTACAAGCACAGCTGCGGAACTTAATATCCTTGATGGTGTTACTGCTACAACTGCAGAGCTTAACATTATTGATGGTGTTACTGCTACAACTGCAGAGCTTAACATAATGGACGGGGTTACATCTACCACAGCTGAACTTAACATAATGGATGGTGTGACATCCACAGCTACAGAGCTTAATCTTCTAGATGGTATAACAGCTATCAAAGATGAAGATGATATGACATCTAATAGTGCTACATCTTTAGCTACACAACAATCTATTAAAGCATACGTAGATGCACAAGTAGATACGGCAGATACGTTAGCTGAGATGACAGATACAACTATCACATCTCCTGCTGATAGCCACTTCTTAGTACACAACGGAACTAAGTGGGTCAACGAAACAGGAGCTACTGCAAGAACATCGTTAGGTGTAGACGCAGCAGGTACAGATAATTCTACAAATGTTACCTTAACAGGTACTAGAGACTATGTTACAATATCGGGACAGGCGATTACTGTAGGTGAGATTGATATTGGTGATGATACAAACTTAGCAGCTGGTACAGGTATTACACTCACAGGTGATTCTCTATCGGTTGATTATGGTACGGCTGCTGGTACAGCGGCACAAGGTAATGATTCAAGATTATCAGATAGTAGACAATGTAACAATAGTTTTGATAGTGCTTCAACTTCAAGAACAAACTTAGGCTTAGGTACAGCAGCAACTTCAGCCTCTACGGACTTTGATGCTGCAGGTGACGCTGTTGCTATGGCAATCGCTCTAGGTTAATTAATAGGACATACAAATGGCAAATACATTTCAAAGAGCGGTAAACGCTAACATAGGTACAACCCTAGAGGCGGTACACACAGCTACTACTAAGACAGTAGTCATTGGTTTAACATTATCTAATGTAACAGGTGGTTCAATCACAGCAAGTGTACAACTAGCTACATCAGGTGAAGACCCGTACATCATTAAGAACATTCCTATCCCATCAGGCTCATCAGTTGAGGTTATGGCAGGTAATAAGATTGTGATGAACAGTGGAGATATTATTAAGGTATCAGGCTCAGCAGCAACGTCTGTTGACGCTACGATGTCATATATGGAGATAAGCTAATGCCATACGTAGGAAGAACTCCAACAGCGTCACCTATTGACTCTAGTGATATTCCAGATAACAGTATTGATGCTTCTAAGATTGTAGATGGAAGTATACAAGCCGCAGATTTAGGTGCTGATTCAGTAGGGGTATCAGAACTAAGTGCTACAGGTACAGCCAGTAGTTCAACATACCTTAGAGGTGATAACTCTTGGACTACGCCATCACTAGGCGGTCTATCAGATGCCACAACAACAGCAACATCTAACCTTGGCTTAGGCACAGGAGCAGTAGATAGTATTACTACTGGTGATTATAATGTGGGTGTTGGTGATAATGCTTTGACTGCTGTTACTACAGGTGGTCATAACACATCTTTAGGTTTTAACACTTTATTTAGTGTTACTGGAGGTGAAAAGAATACAGCAATAGGTAGAAGTGCCTTGTATGCTACCACTAGTAGTAATAATACAGGTATGGGTCACGAATCCCTTAGGTTTAACACCACAGGTTCTGACAACACAGCGGTAGGTTATCAAGCCCTTTATTCTAACACCACAGCTGGTGGTAACGTAGCAGTAGGTAAGGCTCTGTATTCAAATACTACTGGTGCTTCTAATGTAGCAGTTGGTTTTGCAGCATTAAATCTAAATACTACGGCATCTTATAATACTGCTATTGGTAGAGATTCTTTAAAGAGTAACACCACAGGTTCTAATAACACAGCTACTGGTTACCAGAGTTTGTACAGTAACACCACAGGAGCTAACAATACTGCTGTTGGTTACAACGCAGGTGACAACATCACCACAGGTTCATCTAATATCATCATTGGTTCTGGTGTAGATGCTATGAGTGCTACTGGTTCTAATCAGTTGAATATTGGTAATTGGATTAAGAAAGAGGGTAACGCTATTGATTTATACCCCTCGGGTAGTAGTGATAGGTGTCTTAGAGTGGAGTCCAACGGCAAGATTATGGTTGGTGATGCAGGTAACACTGAGTTAGTCAGGCAACTTCATATTAGTTATTCTTATGTATCTGGTGGGGTCTTAACCTATTCCTTTAATTTTACAGACTTAGCACTACAAAACGGTGTAACTGATATTGCAGACAGAAACTCTTTTATGTTCTTCGTGAATGTGACCAGTTATCTAGGAAGATACATACACGGAGTAGCTATAGTTGATACTAATGCAGGTCACAGTATAAGCTTTGCAACTCTTCATAACTCAACTTTAACAGCTAGTATGTCTATAAATGCCAGTACAGAGGTTATCACTCTCACGGTTAATGGGTTATGGGCTAACAGTACTAATTTTATGGGTCGTATAACAGCGGCTTAATAGGAGAATATAATGATTTCAGATTACTTAATAATGAACCAATTTCAGTTCCCACAGGGAGTAGAAGAAGAGTTTTTAATAGAGCGAATGAGAAACATCAGAGATGCCGAGCTAAAAGCAACGGACTTCTGGGCATTGGCTGATTTTACAATTACAGATGCTCAAAAAGAATATAGACAGGCGTTGAGAGATTTACCAAATAACTTTACACCTGCTATTGACGAGAATGGTCAGTTAATAATGACAGACTTTCCAACATTAAACGCATAAAAACAGGAGAAAGAAATATGCCAAATGAAGAAGTGGTACTAGATGTACCAACAGCAGAAGAAATTTCACAGCACTACTCAGCTATGCTTGACTCAGTAAACCTAATCAACGCTGGTAAGCCAGAGGATATGGATGACGCAGACTGGACAGATACAGTCAGTAGAAACCAAGAACACCTTACGCTTATGCTAGAGAAGGATTTCTGGACTGACGAAGATATGACAGCAGTAAACGCTGTACTATAAATACATACATAATATTAAGGAGATTGAGTAATGGCATTAACTAAAGTAACCGCAGGGGGTTTACCTTCTCCTTTAACAACAGAGGTATCACTTGGCGATAACGTCAAGGCTAAGTTTGGTGCTGGTGATGACCTACAGATTTATCACGATGGTAATCATTCTTTTGTTCAAGATACTGGCACAGGTAACTTATATATCAGAG